GTTTATAACAGTTCTATAGAGAGAGTCGACTGTGACTGTTGGCTATAAATCTGTTAGCGCATGGGCTTCTACGGCTGATGAATTCTTGTTTGCTGAACCTCAACAGGATTACACAACAGTGACTCCTCTCACCCCTGGAAGCGGTGATAGAATGACATTGAACGGTTCAGCTTACGAAACTAACACTACGGCTAATCGAACTGCAATGCTTCCTGTTACGACTGCATCTCTGTACAGCTATGTTAGTTTTCGAGTTGCCACTTCGACAACCCGAGCGGCTAACCCTAATTTGGAATTTCATATTGTTGATCCAAATAACGGTGAGCGTTTTGAATACGAGATGGATTGGCAAAACCTAGCGTACGAAGGAACTATTGCTGAAGCCGCAGGTGACGCGTTCACCCTTGGAACATTTCCATCTAATTTAGAATACGTATTTTGGGTTAAGAAGCAAGCAGTAGCCGATGGCGAGAAAGGCATCTTGTCTCTTCGTGGTCGTAGAATAGCAGCCGACTTCAGTAACGAGAGTTGGTTTTCAGGATTTGAAGTAGCGCCCGACGAGTTTATAGGTAACCGAGTTACCCAGGCTGATGTTGACGCCTACCTCCTAGCGCTTGCAGCATACAACGCGCAGGTTACTGCTTTGCGTGATTGGGAAGCTGCGGAAAATCGACCAATAACTGGGCTCGAAGCTTGCGTTACAATAAAGCCCACTCGAAACGCAATGGAAGTTAGTGAAGTTTTATACCGCGACTACCATAAGCTTATAGTAATGGGAACGTTGGCCAAAGCTTTTGCAATGAAAGACAGACCCTGGAGTGATATCGATATGGCAGGCAGCTATGCTCGCGCATTTGAATTTGAATTGGCTAAGGCTAAGTCGGCTATTGATCGGGGATTCGTTACCGAATCCCAAAAAGTAAAACCTCGGAGGTTTGTCTAATGGCCTTATTAACGTTAACGCCCAGTCGGTTTGGAACGCTGTTTGAAACAGGTTCATGGGCGTACGTGTTTGCAGACAGAGCTGTCACTAAGCTAGGGGTTCTAATAACCCCTTCGCCTATAACGGTTTCTGAAGACAACGGTGTTATAGCTTTTGAATTGGAGCCAAACTCCACCATTGATGAGCGTAAAGCTTTTAAATACACAGTTGCAGCTTACGATCCTTTGGGTAATAGGCTTTACACGTTTTCGGTTGAGATGCCGGATACGGACACTAACATTTTCGACTTGATACCCGAGCCAGTTGATCTGGACGCGTGTACTCAAGTACCACTAAACGATAACTCGGAATAGTAAAATGGGTTTAAAGTATACAAACAATGCACAGAGCACTTTGCAATTTGCTGCGGCGGCGTCTGCCACTGCAATACAGCTTGTTGCGGGGGCCGGTTCAATATTCCCCGTTCTAAACTCGGGTGACTTCTTTCCAGTAACGCTTATAAAAGCCGATGGCTCGGGTTATGAGATAGCCCTGGCGACTGCACGTTCTGGTGACATAATTACAATCACCAGGGGTCAGGAAGGGACTAGTGCCATAGCCTTGGCTGCGGGTGATGTTGTGTCGACTCGAATAACAGCTCGATTCTTAGACGAGTTCGCTCGATCAGGTGTTACAAACCTAAGCGTTGTTAAGGGCATAAACTATTCGAAGTCGACCGGTACAGCTGGTTCCAATTTGTATAACGTTACGATTAACGCGATTACCGCGTACGAGGATGATCTACGAATTGATTTCTTAGCACATAGCTCCAACGGAGCAAGTCCTACTTCGCAGATTAACGTTAACGGTTTGGGTAACAGAAGCATAGTTTATCCAGACGGAACAGCTTTGGTTGCCAACGCAATAACTCAGAACAAAAGAATTCAACTGCATTACAGCGCTGCGTTGAGTGCATTTGTTATTGACAATGCATTCTTTCCAAACCCAACTGTAACTATTCCGGTAGCTAGCACGACAACTAGCGGTACGGTTATTCGCGGTACTGAAGAAGATCTTGATACCAACGGTGACAATACTAAGTACACTACTCAGCGAACCGTATCTCGAATGATTGAAGACCAATCTAATTTAGTTTTTGATCCAACGTGGACAAACTATGGTCGAGGCGTAACCGGTGATCTTACAATCAACACTGCAGTGACTCGTCAGTCTGGTCGATCTGAAGAGTTTAAAACATTAAATATCGGCGCGTCAGGTGTCCTTGACTTTACAGCAAAATGCACTGTTGTATTTAGAGCCACTGTTGAGGTTATCATATCCGGTCAGATTATTTTACCGGACGCAGACTCACCTCCTAAAGCCAGTATAGTTGGGCCTTTGGGTACTGACGCGGGTGACGGCGGTGCGGTGGGTGGTAACGCAGACGTTGTGCATGGAACGCAACTCCCCCATCTGGGTCTTGTTGGTCAAGGGGGTTCAGTTCCACAAGCGGCTTTAGATATGGTGGCAATACAGGCTATAGACTTTCAACTAATAAAAGGCGGTGACGGTCGGGGTGCTATTAATGACGTAAGCCCAGCTGTACCAACTGAGGGTTGTGCCGGTCTTATAATCATTGCACCTAAAGTTACTTTTGCCTCGGGTTGCACAATCGATTGCCGCTCACGCCGAGGTGTAAACGGAGCAGGTCACGCGGGCGGCGGTATGATAATCGTTGCTAGTCCTGATTTAACAGTAGACCCAGGTGCTGATTTTATAGCGGGTGATGGATCGACTGCCCAAAACGCAACCTATTGGGATGACCCAGCGAACGACAACGAAAATGGTGGGGCGGGTAACGCTCAGTTTTTCCATATCGATCCTGCAACTAAGTCTACTTCGCTAATATTCTAATGCTTATTACTAACCGACAGTTCAGTGGAGAGCGACCCAAGAAGTCAACGCGTAACCTTAACGTTAACGAGGCTTCGGTTGCTCTCGACTGCGAAATAGTATCTGACGAATTGCGTCCGTTAAAAACCAATATGGTTACGGACGTTGCGCTCGTCCCTGGCGTTAAAACAATATTTAATATTGAAGACACATGGATAAGCTTTGACAAAGAAGTCAGTGTCGTTAGAAGCCCAGTTGGTCAGGCCATAACTCGTTTGTTCTGGACAGGTGACGGTAAACCTAAACAAGCAAGTGTTTCCGAATTCCTTAACGGAACAACTTACAGCTTGGGTGTGCCGAAACCAACTCTTGCACCAACGGCCGGTGTCATAGGAACCCCTGACGCTGCTAACAGCGATGTTATTAGCTCGTTTGTTGTGATCACCTACGTTAACCAGTACGGTGAAGAGGGTGACAAATCGGAGCCATCAACAGGCTTTACTTACCAGGCGGGTCAGCAGATACTTGTGAACACTGCTGTTGTTTCAACAAACGAACCGCTTGTTCCTGAACACGCATTGGTTGCGATCAGGGTTTATATGTTCGATCCGGATGCAGACGCTCCGCGATTCGTTGAAGAGATTCCAGTAACTCAACAAAACATCACCATCGACACCGCTGGTTCTTTTCTTAGCGAGAGTTTCTCTACTGAAGATTTCAACGTGCCACCTACAAACATGCAGGGCTTGCACGTAATGGCAAACCAGGTTATGCTTGGCTTTGATGGTCGAACTGTTTATGTAACAGAACCAGGCCAACCTTCAGCGTGGCGATACTTCTTTCCGGTATCCAACGATATTGTAGCGATCAGTAGCTATGATAACAACGCTGTCATATTGACAAAGGGGTATCCTGAAATTGCAACAATCTACGATCCACGAAACATATCGACAACCGTACTCGCCGACCGCGAGCCGTGCGTATCCGCAACTTCAGTCGTGCAAGGATTGGGCGGTGTTATCTATGCGGCACCTTCCGGTAAATATCATATTGGCCCCGCTGGCGGTCAGATGCTTACGCGGGATTTCTACGACGAGGCTGACTGGGCAAAGGTCAGACCTGAAACATTGCGTAGCGTTTTTCGAGATGGCGAGTACATCGGATTTCATGACTCTCTCGAAAAAGAGGGTTCAGCAGTTGTCTTTGATACTCGCGAGCAGAACGCTATTGTGCGACAGTTGTCACAGAAAGCTGACGCTGCATTTGTTTTACCAGGAACCGATGATTTATATGTCGCGGTAGACGGTCGTTTAGAGTTTGTCAATGGTGGTAATGAGAACCAGATCTACAATTGGATATCCAAGCTCCACGGCGGTGGAAGCCCGTTCGCAATAACGAGCAGACGTCTGTTATCATGTGACTTTGCCGACAACCTATCCGAAACGGAAGCTGCCGAGTACGCCTTACTTCTCGAACAGCTACGAGCTGATCAAGCTGCGATCATTGCCGCACGATCAATGCTTGACCCAATACACGGGCTCGGTGGTGCACTCAATCAGGATACCCTAGCCGGTTGCGGTTTATGGGATATGCCAGGAATCGACACACCGCAAGACAAGGGCGTTGTTCTCGGTGGTGGTGCTGAAGGCGTATTGCCCCTCGACCTGGTGAATTCATTTGCTGAACTTACCATTTGGGGTGATAAGCAAATTGTTCACACTGAAACCGTAACTACCGATTGCGTTGCTCGTATTAAGTATACCCAACGAAAGCGTTTATGGCAATACGGTCTTCGCGGTAACGCGGAGTTAACACAGTACGATATGGCTGGTTCAAATTCGGAGATGCACAATGGCTCGTAGACTTAAATCTATGCCTAAGAATTTGTCTCACATGACGCGAGCATTGCAAATTGTTTTGGATCCGATTATTCATAACATTGAGCTTCGCTTTTTGGGCAAAAATTCAGACGAACGTGTACTTACACGCGGTGATCTTAAAACTCTCGGCATCGTTACAGATGACGACTTGCAAAAATTGGATGATTAAATGATTGGTGCGATACTAGCCGGTGCCCAAGTTGGTTTGGGTTTATACGACGCCTACAAAGGCCATAAGCAAGCTAAGAAGGAAGGTCGTCGAGCTGACGAGCAGTTAGCTTTAATGAAAGAGCAACAGCTTAAGAACAACGAGATCACTCAAGCTGAATACGACAACTTTACTGCTCAACGCCAAGCTGCTCAGGATAGTTTTGATCAAAACTATAAACCCATTGAAGAAGACCTTGCGCAGCAAGTTCTTGAAGGCGAAGATGTTGAAAGCGCAGCTCGTCGAGCTGAAGGTGAATTTACTGGTCAGTACGACCGTTCACTCGAAGCCAGTCGACGTGAGCAACGACGCCAGGGTATCTCTCCCAACTCCTCGGCTGCAGCTTCTTTTGAAGAAGACACTGCGTTTAATCGCGCTCGCGGTTCAGCCACTGCAGCAACGAATGCGCGACGCACCGCAGACGATCAAAACTTTATTCGTAAAGCTACATTCTTAAACAGTGGTCAGGGTTTGCGTGATAGAGCTATGCAACAATTTGGTGGGCGTTTTGGAAGCGAGGCAAACAGATATGCCGCAGGCGTTCATCGGGATAATGCAGCGCAATCAGCAGCATCGTCTCGCGCTGGCCTTGAATCACTAGGTCAAATAGCCGGTGCTGCAGCGGGTATGGCAGCTGGTAATCCTGCAGCAGCCGGAGGTATTATGCCTCGCGCCCGCACTGGTGACGCTTCAAAACCAAATCTTAATATGATGAGCGCTGAACAGGGCGCTATAAAACCTGGTACATCCCAGGGAGTACACGGAGCTATTGCTTCAAAGACACGGGTGAATCCATAATGGCAGCTTTCTACGGTATGAGTGGCGGTGCAATTGCAGGCCGCGAACGTTTTAATGAAGAGATGCGTTTAGCTGAAGATAAACGCGACCGTGCAATTGAAAGAGATGCGCGTAAGGATCAGATTGCAACTAACAAAGTAAACAACGAGCAGAGCCGTCGAACAGCTTCGCACAAAGGCGATGCGGTAATTGCAAAAAGTTTAGCCGATATTGCAACTGAACATGAGCGCGAAACAAGTGCTGCTATAAAAGGTAGACGTACGCGTTCTGATGCGCAATTGGCTATCAACACTAACGCTTCAAAGAATCGTCAAATCGATTCTTCTGAACGAGCAGCTATCACCGGTAACGAAGCTGACATTGCGAACAACGAACAGAGCAAGAAGACCGCCGCGAGTAAGGGTCGAGCTGACCGCGCCGAAAACAGCAACCGAGCTGTTGAAGCCGGTGTTCGTAATCGAACAGCTGAGGGCCGAGTGCTTGCGACTAATTGGGAATCACAAAACCGCCAACGTCAAGCTGAGCTTAAAGCCGAGGTTGCATCTCTTGATCTTGATTCGGGCGTTAATGAAGTTGAAGCTAGAATGCGTAAAGGCGAGGCTATTAGAAAGTTCCTGGGGGAAGTTTATGAAACCTCTCGAACCAACGGCCCACGCGCAGCTGATCTTATAAACAACTTTGATCTCGACGATGACGGCCAACCGGATATACAGGGCGCCGTTGACGTTGTGACTGAAAACGGTGAGATAAAAGTATTGGGAGCTGACGGCAAGCCTGTGATCGACGGCAGCACCGGTGCTCCCGCCGTGTACAAAGAATCCGATTTCAAAAAAATGGTTGAAGACAAACAGAAACCTGTTAAGAGTTCTTCCTCTTCCTCTTCGGCATCGACCACCGCTTTGGACAAGGATCCAAACAAGTACAGCACAAAGACACGTCAGGTGGTCTCAGACGCTGTCATGGCCAACAGTGGGCTGGGTGCCGATGCTACGCCAGGTGTCGATGAACAGAAAGAAATTGATCTAATTGCCGGAATAGTCGACGAATCCATGACAGGTGATGATAAACTGACCATGAACCAGGCGATGTCCAAATACGGCAGCAAGGCCAAACTCATTGAGTCGGCAGGCTACACAACAGATCAGCTGGCAGATGCAGCTGCGAAAATGGGTATTTCCGAAATAGAGGTTCTAACAAGAGTTCTCAAAAAGGCTAACCAATGAAAAACCCAATTCTTGATTTACTGAGCAGCGACGATGATAACGATAACGAAGGATCCCAAGAACAGAGTGTGGCCCCTTCATCGCTGGAGCCAGAAAACAACGTATCTGGAACTGCGATGGATTCAAATCCCATCGTTGATTTACTCAGTGATCAAGAAGCCCAATCCCCCACACCTGAGTCTAACCCGATACTCGATATGTTGGGGGTGGAGGATGTACCAGCTCAATCTACATTGGATGCTAACGGTAACCCAGACCAATCCGCGATAGATGCTCGCGTAGCTGACGTTAAAGCTGCACAGGATGTGTACGTTGAGGAAAACGATTGGATGGATCGGATCAAGCAACGTGTTAAGCGTAGTTTTGTTTCAAACCGACAAGCTTCAGATTTGGAAGAAGCGGCCATGTACGGCGAAGCAGTTGCGCGTAGAAACTCATTGGACAACGAGTTCAGCGTGGACACCGGTGATCGCTTTGGAGTTAGTTCTTTAGGATTAGATGCGTTCAATCCTTTTAAAGCAAAAGAGAATAGCATTAGAATGTTAGACAACGTCATGGACGCTGATCTAACTAATAGCTATATCGAATCCCGAAACGATTTACTCGAAAACGTTAGCGCCGATGCTAAAGTTCTTCAAGCTATTCCGCAGGCACCGGTTGTTGAGAAAGGCATGCAAGCTGAAACGTTTGGTGAATTGCTTGACGTCTTTGGTCTTGATCCCATTTCGTTTATTGCTGAAGTTGGAATGAGCAGCTCTGTTCAAAGCCTTGAGAGTTTAGCGGCAGGTACAGTAGGTGGTTTGACAGCCGGCCCAGCTGGTGCGGCAGCAGCTACTGGAACGGTGTCAGCTCGTAACGATTATCAATCACAGATACTAGGTGCTCTCGGTAGCTCCGGAGTTGATGTTACAAACCCCGAACAAGTTATTGCAGCATTCCATGACAAAGAGTTCATGGCCCAAATTAAATCCGAAGGCGCTCGACACGCAGCCGTCGTCGGCTTAGTTGATGGTATCTCTATGGGTATCGCTTCTAAAACTATTATAGCTAGCCCTAGCGTTGCGGGTAAGGTTGCAAACGTCGGTGCTCAAACCGTAGTCGGTGGTGCATTGGGTGGCGTAGGTGAAGCAGGCGGTACGCTTGCTGCAGGTAAGGAGATTAACGCTAATGAAGTATTTGCAGAAGTTGTTGGTGAAGCAGTACAAGCTCCCGCCGAGGTTGGAGTTGCAGCCCTTTCGGGCGGGAAGAAAGATTCAGTTGCTGAAACAAATCCTATTGTCAATGACCTGGTGGATGATAATTCAGAACTATCTGTTGAACCGGAAGTTGCGGAAACACGCGAACCTATTGTTAACGAAACTGAACAGTTTTCAGAGAACCCCGAGCAGGGTGAGTTAGATCTTGTTCGACCCGAGATACGCGAACAGTTAAACTTACTGGGCGAAGATATAGCTCCGCTTAGCGATTTACTTCCTCAGATTACACGCCAGGATAAAATCGATTTAGATAGTGTGGGTTTCCTTGAAGAACTTTCTGAGTTTTCAAGTGACGATTCAAACTACATGGATGCGTTTGATGAGCTAGCCCGAGCAACAACGATTGGATCTTGACGAGCCACTTCAACCAACTAAGGTTGATGTTAACGGTACGCCACGAACCATCAGCCAAGATTTCGAAAACAAAACACGCCCACCTGAAGGTCAAAAGGAAAAGCGTGTTGATTTAGATCGTCGTAAGATGATTGCAAACATGAAGCCTGAAGAAGTTGAAGCAGCTCTGTATAAGAATGAGTTGACGGGTATTGAGAATCGACGTTCGTTCGAAGAACGAGTGGGCTCTACCCAGTTCATCGCGTCTATCGATGCTGATAGTCTTAAGGCTATTAACGATACGCTTGGGCCTGATGCGGGTGACAGTCTTCTTAAAGCCAACGCGCAAGCACTGCAGGAAGAGTTTGGAAATGATTCATTCCACATATCGGGTGATGAGTTCTATGTCCTGGGCGATGATAAGGCCGCTATTGAAGCGGGTATGAAGCGCGTCGTTCAAAAGCTGGCGTCTGCAGAAATTAAATCCGATAAGAGCGATGGTTCAACCATAACAGCCAAAGGTTTACAGGCTACCTACGCGATTGATACAGACAAGACTCGCGCAGATGAAGGACTTAAGAAAACAAAAATTGATCGCGAAGCTGCAGGTAAACGAACAGCTCGCGGTGTTGTGCCAAACGGGGTTGTTAAAACTCTTCCGGATGGAACAACTCAAAACTTGTCGGGAACAGCTGTTGCCGACGACACTAATTCAGACATTCAGTCTGATACTCAGAACGTTGCAAACTCTGAGTCAACCTCTACAGAGGAGCTAGCTACCAATGAAAATGAACGGATCACAAGTGAAACCTCGCGGAATGGGCAAGAACGGCCAGGAAGGAGTTCACAAAGCGGAAACCCACAGCCAGTACGGCAAGGGCAAGACGAAGTCAGCGGGATCAGCCAAGACAACAACCGGCTACCAACGGACGGACAACGCACAGGACAAGCCGCAGACGGGCGGGCGCAACGTGACGCGACAGAATCAGTCGCAGAAGGAACGCAACGGCCAGAACCTAAAAGCAGCGAAAGGAAGTTACTAGAAGATCAAGCCGAGCGTGAAGCCTTTGACTTAAAGGCTGAAGCGCTTAGTTATGAATCTAATAAAGACTTCGAAACAGCTCTGCGGGATCGTACTGATCCCGTAGAGTTTAAGCGTTTGCAAGATAGCGGTGTTCTATCGACTGCTAAGCGTAGGGCTGACGCTGCTCGTGCGCGTCGTCCAAAAGGTATTCAAGCGACTGCTGTTAAAGCTGAAGCAATTAAAGCTGCAAAGAACGAAAGTGTTGTAGCCGTAGCTAATCAGTTTGAGCTACCCGCAGCTGTCAAAGAGTTTCACGACAACATAACTAGAAAAACTGGTCGTGATATGAAAGCTGTTTACAGTAACGGTAAAATATATCTTCTTACTGATAACTTATACTCACCAACCGAAGTTAGACAGACGGTTGTGCACGAAGCCGTACACGCTGGTCTGTCAAAGAAACACGGTGGTTCGCTAGGTCTCATCCAACCATTGACTAACTTGTATGAAGAGATTGGCGGTGAGAAAGGAATGGACGCTCTGGCTGAAAAGTATGGGGTTGATTTAAGCTCCTACAAGAAATTTTATGAAGGGGATGCGTTTAGAAACGTAGCCCTTATCGATGAGCTTGTTGCTCATATCGCTGAAAAAGAAACGGGTCGAGCCCGCCAGCTGGCGATTCGAGTCCGTAAATTTATGCGTAAGCTGTTATCTTCGATTGGCATGCCTGCTAAGAAGAGTGAGCTTGAAACTATTGATGAAGCAGTTCAACGAACTATATCTGAAGCCCTTGAAGCTTTTAGATCTGAAGACGCTGCCAGTGTCGAAACTGCAACCAGCCCTTACGACAATGGTAAGCGCGGCGATCATGTATCCGGTATGCCTAGAACCGCTAAGGTTGACGGTGTCGAAATTGAATTCACCGGATTGCGATCAGCTCAACGAGCTGCCGCCGCGTACGTAAACTCTGTTGGCATGGACTACACTCCCGTAACAGATTACGCACCTATAAACAAAGAACGTGCAAAGTTAATCGCTGAAGAATACGCGAACATGAAGCACGACCCAAGCAATCCTGAAGTTAAGGAGGCTTACGACGCATTAATAAAGGAGACTTATGGACAGTATCAATCTATGGTGGATGCCGGAGTTGAGATCGAATTCGCCCCTGGTGGAAATGATCCGTACGGCAATCCTCGTAACGCCACTCTTGATGTTGTTAATAACAATCACCTCTATGTCTTCTCCACCGCCGAAGGTTTCGGATCGGGAACTATGGACGTTGCCGACAACCCGCTTTTACAGGAAAGCCCGTTCACGTTTAATGGTGAGAAAACTTTAGCCAACGACATCTTCCGAGCTGTTCATGATTACTACGGTCACATGAAAGACGGTAACGGATTTAGGGCTCGCGGTGAGGAGCATGCATGGCGCTCTCACAGCACAATGTACAGTCCGTTAGCTCGACGAGCTATGACCACAGAGACTCGCGGTCAAAATTCTTGGGTTAACTTTGGGCCTAACGCTGAAGCAAATAGCAAAGCTAATGGTGCCGAGACTGTATACGCTGACCAAAAAACTGGTTTACTTCCCGAGTGGATAAGCGAAGACACGATGCCGGATGATTCAAGAGCATCACTTGCAACCGGTAATTCAATACAAGCAGATGGCCCGAGTAAGCGTCGAGTAAATCCTGTTGGAATTTACGCAGCACTTCTTAAGGAGAATCGAGCCGCGACTAAGCGTAAGATGAAGGCCATGGGTAAGCGTTGGTTTACAACTAGCAACAACCTGCCTGAAGAAGGCTTTGATCTAAAACTATTGGCTGACAACACACGGAACATCGACAATCGTCGAGTAGCTGTGTTGAATAACCGTTTGCGAAAAGGTCTAAAGAGAATCCCAACTGCCAAGCAGGATTCCGCAAAAGCAGAGCTTAACAATTATTTCTCCGGTTCGGTTGAGATTTCTGAAGTACACCCCAAGCTTCGCGACATTGCTAAGGATATGCGAACGTATCTTGACGCACACTCCATTGAGATTGCTGCGATAATTCAGCAAAGCATTGACGACCAGGTTCAGAAGCTAAGCAACGAAGCTTGGGCTGAGTACAACGAGTACATGGAAACCGAAGGGCAAAGTGGTGTGATTCCCCAGGGGCTTTTAAACACTCTTAATTTGCATGGAACTATCATTGGTAACATCGGTAAATATTTAAACCGATCTTTCCAGGCGTTCGATGATCCCTCATGGAAGGCTAAGGTGATGGCTGATCCTGAGCTTATGGAGAACGCTCGCACATACATTGCTAAAGAGAATCCTGATTTTGATTCGCAGCAAGTGGACGGCGCAGTTATCGCTATTCTTGACGAAGCTCAAGACGCTGGTGATATCACTGGTTTAATAAGCACCGGTTCAGTGTACGGTAGTAAAGACGTTAGCATTATGAAACGTAAGAACACCGACATCGATCCCGCGATACTAGCTATACTGGGTGAGTACAAAGATCCTACTCTTAACTTCAATCGCTCAGCTGAAAAGATGAGTTCGTTTGTAGCCAACCATCACTTCCTTACAAACATTAAGGAAGCGGGTATCGGTGAGTTCTTTCATGACAAGCCGTACGTCGACACTGACGGCACCGAGTACACTGTAAAGCTTGCATCGGATGGTTCAACTGCGATGAATCCCCTGAACGGCATTTACACTACTCGTGAAATACGAACAGCCATGAAGGACTTTGTGGACAACCCTCAGTTCTCAGACGGCATGCGTTTGGCAATGGGTTTGTCTGGAATGGTTAAATACGGTAAGACAATTCTCGATTTGTCAGTGCACGTATTCAACTTTGTTGCAAACTTTATGTTCCTAATGGCTAACGGTCATTTCGATCCACGAGTTTTTCCAACAGCAACTAAGGTTGTTTGGTCTGACCTGGTCAACTCCGACAATCAAGAGATGACTCGTTACCTTGAGCGCATGTTAGAGCTAGGCGTTATCCATGATAATCCTCGAAGCGGGGAATTGCACGATACGGTTGAAGAGATTACAAACTCGCACAAACCTATTAACTCTAATCGAATACTTAACAAGATTAGAGAGGCCGGCAACATGGCACTCGGCGGTATTGAAAAGCTTTACCAAGGCGAGGATGATTTCTTTAAGGTTGTAGCGTTCGAATCACAGCTTAAGAAAAACATCCGAGCAGGCATGAGTAAACCCGACGCTGAAAAGCATGCGGCTCATCGTGTGCGTAACGGATACCCAACCTACTCAATGGTTCCTAAAGCAGTTGTGGCAATACGTCAGACCCCAATTGTAGGTTCGTTTCCGTCGTTCCCTTATGAGGTTATGCGAACTGGTGTAAACCAGTTTAAATTCCTGGCTGAAGACTACCAAAACGATAAGCGATCTTTTGCAGTTCGAGTTGCCGGAATGCTCGTGGCCTCTTCTGCATTGCAGATGGCTAGTGTTTATAGCATGATGGAATTGGGTATAGATGAGGACGAGGACGAGGCAATCAAAAAGCTTGGCCCCAAGTGGACTCGAAACTCAACGTTAATATATTTAGGTTTTGATGAAGACGGTAACCCAAAGTACAGTGATGTATCTCGATACGATCCTTACGATTACCCTAAGCGCATAATACGTGCGGGTATTAACTATAAAGATCGAGGCATTGTAAACATGAGTGACAGTGCTGTTTGGGAGCTGCTGTCTCCGTTCTTTTCATTCGATATACTTGCAACAGCTGCGTATGAAGCTGCTACAAATGATCGAGTTGGATCTAGCAGACCGGTGTCAAACGATCAGGACACAATGACTGAGCAAGTTAAAGATCGTTTCACTAACTTTATGCGTTCAACAGCTCCTGGTTCTGCAATAAAGGTGGACAATATCCGTCGAGCTACGGAAGGGGAAACAACCTTCTACGGCCGAAAGTTAAAACTAGCAGACGAGCTTCTTAACTTTTTCGGTATACGCGCATCAACGATGGACGTGGATGTTAGTTACGGTTTCAAGCTGTCTGAATTCAAATTTAAGAAGGCTGCAACAACAGGAATTCTAACTGAACTCGTAAGCAACCAAAACGATTTTACTGAAGCTGAGATCACCGATGCATTTAATCGAATGATGGCTGCTCGTGAAAAGCTTTACGAAGATGTTATCAAACTAACTGAAGACGCGCAGGGCTTAGGCTTAACGGATAAGGTTCGCGATGAGCGAATGAAGAACCTCAGAATAAGCAAAGCAGATCGGTTGGCGATACGCCAGGGTGTCTCGGCTTACTGGTCAATACCTAAAAAGTACGGTGAAAGTAAGCGAGATGCTGCTATGATAGGTGCGAGCGCGGAGGACAAAGCTAAGCTACGTGAAATCCATCGCAAGAAGATCCGAGTAATCAGACGATTGATGAACGAGTACAGGCGACGTGACAAATGATGGACTTAATTGAGGAGTACATTCTCCTCGCCGGAATAGTAATTTTCGGGGCAACTGCACATGCGTTAGCGCAGTTGTCAACAGCGCGACGAAGCAATGAGACTTTCGATCTAATCGATTTTGTCATTGCTCTCGTCATTTCTGCGTTTTCAGGAACCATATTTGGAATACTGGCAGCGCTCTGGTGGGAGAACTCACTAGCACGCCGGTACAGTATTATTCGCGGGAGTGGGCATGACGATGTCACATATTTCAGCCAGCACTCCGAGCCGAGATACGGCCAATAGCGATAGATGCGATGAAGTCGTGTTAAACTGCAATCCCCAAAACGATTTAGGTATTGCAGAAAATGAAAATACAGTTAACCCTACTCGCGCTGCTGGTAACTAGCCTCGGCGCCCAAGCCCTTCCAACCCATCAAACACCCGAGGTTTCGACCGCAGGTGTGGCATGCTCTGTCTACGGTGCCAATGCTCGCAGGGATTTCAAAGCCCAGTGTGGTGATGTAAAGCCCGATTGCGATCAGGTTTTTGTAAACGGCGTGAAAACAGAGATGTGCGCCAATCATCAGTTAGGCTTAAACGCACCCCCTGGTGTGCCCACATTAGAAGAGTTGCTGTCTCAAACCGATTTAGACCCAGCTGATCCCGAGCCAAACGATCCAGATCCTATCGAAATAACAAATGAAGCTCTGTTGTTCACTGGAAATAACGCCCGTCAGGAGCTGTTAGAGGCTGGCTGGAAGGGTAAAATGGATTGTGACGTGGTTGGCGGTGTATTGAATTGTGCCAATTATCGCATAGGCCCAGGCGCACCGGCCGGAGTTCTCACATTGGAGGAGTTAACCGGTGATACAGATCCCGATCCAATCGACCCCGATGAGCCCGATCCAATTGAGCCAGGTGCGACGGTAACCATTCAAGCCGAAAGCTTTAACGGTCGATTCGATAGCGTTAAGAACTGGGCTCAGCAATCGGAGCTTGGTGAAGTTGGCATGAAGCTAACACCGGATACTCGTGTAACGCATAACGATGCATTGATTCCAGGCCAAAACTTTTGGAATTTTGCAGACGCGACAACCCCTTATTTATCGTACACAATTAACGTTGAGGTCGCAGGATCGTACGAGGTTGAAGTTCGAGCGCTCTCAAAAGGTACTGAAGATAACGGAGCCCACATTTGGGTTAACGGATCATGGGCAGTAGAACGTGTGCAATGGTGTGCTGGTAAAAACGAATGGACTTGGTCTGATCGAGTTAGAACTGCAGCCAACCATTGCGGTGAGCTTGGACGAAATGTTGTGAACCTTAACGCGGGTGATAACTTTATTCGTTTAGGTGCGCGTGAAGATGGTTTGTTTGTCGATAAGTTTCGATTCATTCCAGTCGGTACGGTTGTAGATCCCGAGCCTATTGACAGTGAGCACTTGGTTGTATTGCATCACGACAACGGCCCAGATCCAGACGACTTGCAAGCATTGATTGCCAATCGCGAAATACTAAATGAATTTCCGGAAGTCGATTTTATGGTAGTGCACGGCACCCAGGGCCACGAGTTCACAAACACCGTTGATGGAAGTCTAGCTCACACCAGGGCTTTGTTCCCTGGCGCATTAGATGCTGACAACAACTACGCTCAATCCGTTTTAACGTCGGCTACAGCTTGGCAGCTAACGCTTAACGCGGGTAAGGAAGTTTATGTTGCGGAAGGTGGGCCTTCAGATTTTACATCTGACGTTCTTCGCGAACTGCAGGGTCGCGGTGTCGGTAATCTAAAGCGGGTGTTCGTTGTTCAGCATAGTCATGGTCAAGGTTGGAATGAATCAATGACTCTGACAGCTAACATGAATCTTGTTAAAAACTTAGCAACCTACGTCACTATCGGTAACGGTAACGCGGGAACTGGATCTAACAGCACGACAGCTGACTTCAATGCTGATCGCTTTAATCCGAGTAACCCTGAAGCTACAGAGTTTAGAGCCAGGGCTTTGGCCAGTCAGTACAGCTCTCTTTGGAGTTTCGCCTTCCAACGCTTAAACAGTAACGTTGACTTCAGCGACACGGTTGAGCTTATGGAAATTCTGGGCATCTCAAAGCCTGGTTCTTATAATACATTATCTTTCGCAAACGAATTCTTTTAGTTTGGGGTGCTGCGCAAGCAGCGTTGGGGGAGCGGTGACGCTCCCTCTTTTTTTTAAGCTGCGTCCGGAAAGTCTTCCATTAACTCTTCGAATATCTGAACAAACCGCTCAGCGTGGTAAGAAGGTTTTACATTCTGTAGAAATATCATTCCAGTCTCACCGTAGCTATAGAGTTCTTCGTCCAATCGAATTGAATCGATTATTCCAAGTTCCAACATTTCTATTTTTCCGGAAGTCTCATCGGCAAACTTAACATCAGCGTTGCCCAGTATCGAATGATATCCGTAGTCTCTTGCAAATTTACGAATCCACATACCGTCCACTGCATCAAAAACATTTTTACCGTTTGACATCATAGCCAAGGCTCGTTTAAACGGCGTAGACACGTCACCTATAACCATCTCGTGCGCATCGTGCAATAACGCGTAGAGCTGAACTAATCGGTCGTCGGTTTCAGTTACGAGGCCGTGCTCTTTACGATTATTCTGAATTAGTTGAACGATAGCGTGAACATGCAAGCTGTGAAAGCAAACGTTAATGCGGGATGAACCTGTGTATCTGTTTATACCACTAAGTGAATGCGCAATATTTTCAATGCTAATTTTCTCGGTTCTTATTGGTTCGAGTATGTCAACCAGAACATGATTACCTTTATCGAAATTACCAACGGCTACGCTCGTTGGGGTTATTTTATCGCTAGCCATTCCAGCAGCTCCTCTTGTGTTGTTGCGTTTTGCGCAATTGCTTTTGCTACGCGTTGTTCACGGCTGTCGCTGACAACTATGTTTGTTATGGTTACCGGATGCTCCTGCCCCTGGCGATAGATTCGACCGATAACCTGTAAAACTAATTCAAGACTCCATATGGACGAGAAGAAAATAAGTTGATGTCCACCGGCTTGAAGATTTAAACCCATACCCGCGCTTGCAGGTTGAATTAAAAGCATATCGATTTCGCCCCTGTTCCAAGCCTCGATACACTCACCTTCCTTATCCATTACGACCGCGTTAGGAAATCTCTCCTTGAGTCTCACCAGGTCGCTCTCGTACCAATAAGCTACGAGCAGGGGCTCGCTGCCGTGCGCTGCTTCTGCCAACTCTTCAAGAGCATCCAGCTTTTCATCATGAACCACTGACCATTGCTTAACATAGTCTTCATCCTGTGGATCACCGGTGTAAACCGCGCCGTTGCAGAATTGCAGAAGTTTGTTGCCGAGCGAAGACTCACTGGCGGCATAAATTTCAAGCTCCTCGTCGAGGTTCAGCATGAAATCACGCTCAAGATCATCGTACTGTGCCCTAACCTTCGGTGGTAAATCAACAACCACTTGGTTGTAAATAAGTTCAGGCATTTCAAGGTAGTCTTCTGTTCGCAATACATGCGCGATGTCTTCAATGGCTTTGTAGATTTCTTCCTTGGCACCTGGGAGTGGAATGTATTTCGGATGCGGTGTGCCGTATTGACCCTCGGCCTTAAAATATCGACCATAAAATATATCAAGCGTCTTACCGAGTCGCTTACCGCCGTCTAATAAATAGATCTGAGACCACAAGCCTTCAAGCCCTTTGGTGGCCGGAGTTGCAGTCAATAGTATTGTGTGTTTAATCTTCTTTTTAACTCGGGTAAGTTCACCTTTACGCTTACCGCGTGTCGGTTTATAAAATCGGTCTTGACACATTCCTTTTAGGAATGCGAATCGAGTAGTGGACGAATTCTTAACCAGTGAAGACTCATCTATTATTAAAAGATCCCACTTCCAATCGATGTAATACTTACGAACAAGCCATCGAAGATTTTCGTAATTGATAACATAAACATCGGCGTCGATCTCGGCAGCTTTGCTACGCTGTGCTTCAGTACCACACACTATTGAGAATTTAAGACCTTTTAAAAAATCCCAGTTAGCAGCCTCAGTATGCCATCCATTTAATGCAACGCGCTTAGGGGCTAGCACAAGGGTCTTACCCTGCATGCCTAACGCTTGTTGATCACCGGACACACCTAAACCAACTAATGTTTTACCGAGACCTAGCCCGAGGAAGTAGGCAATGCCGGTAGCGTCCTCTGGGATGTCCAGCATTCTAGCAATAGCATTTTTTTGATACTCGTGAACATCAGATATAGAGCGTACCATTTACCAACTCCTCAATAAAACCTTGGCCAATGATTCTATCATCAACGATCTCGCAACGTATGCCAACTGCGTGGTACTTTGCCTGTTCTCTAAGCTGGGTTGGTCGCGGCTTTCCACCAGGTCGTTTAAATTCGAGTAACAAAACATGCCCGCCGAAAAAGAAAATGTAATCAGGAGCGTCACGTCGGCCCACACTGGTGAATTTTGAACACTTGACACCGCGACGACGAGCGTATGAGACAACCGATTTTTCTATGTCGCTTTCTTTCTCTTTTAAGAAGGCCGGTTGCTTACTCATATTTCAACACCCAGCGTTCCCAACATGGTTAATGCTTTTTCTATGTAGAAGTCGTAGTCGAGGTTATCTGGAAAAGACGACGGCAATTTATTCGCCAAGATAGCGTTATCTGAAAAGGGAACTGAATTACCCGTCTTGTAGTAGTAAAGCTTCCCTCCACCCTCTCGACCAATGTACCATCGGCAAGTCGAACCGACCAGATCATCTTTCCACATAGCACCGCCACCAACCTTACGTAGGTAAACGAACTGAAGGATGTCTGTAGAGTCAAGGATCGTTTTCGAAACCGGAGTTCCATCAATACAGTATTGCATAACAGCTTGGGCGCAAATATCTGCATGAGGGGTCTTAGTAAGTCCAGCTTCACCGTACGCACCTTTTCCCTTGGCTTCCCCGTTAGGTTTGATCGCAAAATAAGTGTTAACCGATTCGTTGTGGAGCGATACATACTCGGTGTCCTCTAAGTTAAAGCTAGTTTGGGTTTCCCAGTGCGCCCAAACAGTTTTGAAAATGTCATAGTCCATATCGTCTTGAAGGAATACGATTATACCGTCCGTGTTAGCTGATACGACTTCAAGCTGAGCGCATTCCATTTGCTCGATTAGCATTAGTAAAGAAAGCTGGCCGGTTAATGTTGTTTGCATCAAAAGCTTAGGTGAGAACAACGCGCTGTATCGGTTACCAAACTTACCAAATGATGAGTTGATTACGATCTTAAGCGAATCGGCCGTTGCTTTGTCTCCGGAGTTCTTAGCAGCGATGCGGCTTTCCACTATGTCGCTGTAGACTTCCAAGAAATCATTCCCCAGGTGCTCGGGCGCATAGCCGTTGTTTAATATTATGCGCGGGTAGAAGGATGTAACATCGATATCGAACAGACGTTGCTTCCCTTTGGTTATGATTGATCGGTTCTTCTCCTGCGAATGAAGACCGCCAACCCCCATCTTGTATGTTTTACCCTTAAACTTAATGGCTTTGCGGAGTGTTGGCGGTATCTTAAACTTACCATCATCTTCGATGTTAAATTTAGCGGCCTGCACATTAGCGAAAACCTCGTTCATCTCTGGCGTAGAGAAATTCATCCACTCGGGAGCGTCGTATGTGTAGGTTGCTTTAACGTTTGCGTTTTTATCTGGACGGGCGTCCACTCCTCGATCTTTAAGCTTCATGCGTATAACAGCTTCGGCTATCTGTGCGTCACTCTTGGACATTAGGTTGATGCCGTACTGCTTACTCATCTCAGAACGCAGCACAAGCTGTTTCTTTATAGCGACGAACACAGCGTCAGTCGAACCTAAGTCGTTAACACAGTATGGTAGAAGCTTATTGCGAAGCTCCATTGTTATGAGTAGATTGGGATCTACCGGAAGATCCTGAAGCGAAGGATGTCCAATTCTACCGGCGTAAATCTTAAGCGATGCCATCAATGGAGTTACCGGCATGATATCAATAGACTTGTATGGAATTCTTTCCATATCAAATTTGTCGTACACACGGTAACGATTCATCTTGTCGCCTTCGATTATAAACTTACTGATTGCATGCATTTGTTCGTTAGTGTAGCCACTGAAGTACGCATTAACGATGTACTCGTCGTACCCATCCCAGTTAAAGCCAACAATAGTGTTAGCCATAAACAACTCACCGAGCTGCTGGTGGCTGTACGGCCCCATTTCAACATCGTTTAACTTCTCCCAGCGATACAATTGACCAGTGATTCGATCACGCATTAGGAGTAAGAAATAGTTTTTATAGCATTCGACGTCTGCGATTTCAAGAGCCATTAGTGACAGTCCTTCGGATTAACTTCGGGTTGAGGATCTATTTTCACATCGGAAATCAATTCAATTTCAGTAGTGCCGTTAATTCTCACAGCTACCACCTTTACAACTACGGTGCAGGGTTCCTCTATTTGTAGAGTGAGAGTGTCGTTGGGTTTCATTGTTCTTATCATCGGGGTATCCCCACTGAGAACTTCTTTTGTAGCGTTACAGCAGCTCTCTTGTATTCTCGTTCTTTATCGTTGGTGAAGTGTAGATCGTGTTTGAAGAATACACAACGCTTAAGGCATGCTTGCGCCAGGTGTTCTTCAAAAACATCTAATCGTAGTGCCCAGGGTTCTTCGGAATTAAGCTTTGAATAAAGCGATAACATTGCGTCTGTTAAAACTACCACGTCCTCGGTGGTTAAGTCTTCGTCTGAAAGCACTTCCTCATGCGCCATATCAAAAGAGTCTTCGAGTATGTGCCATTCAAAAAGATTTAAACGAACTGGCTTTTGAGTACCGTTGTCTACTAGCATTTGTTATTTGTTTCCTTAGAGGAGCCCGCCTACTGGGCGGCGAGCGGGCTCCGTTTTACCAATGCTGACTTTTAGATGTCAGACATATCTTCTTCAGCTGCAGAGCCTTCAGTGCTTTCGAGATCAGCGAGATCATCGAGTGCACCTTCGGGAACAGCCCCAGCACCGAATGGAGCACCTTCGCCGCGATAACGAACGACGTACAGATTTCCATTTACTTTCTTGCCCCATTGGTTATCTTGAATCCAGACATCAACGACCGCATCGACGTAACAGCCAGCATAAATCAAGCCGTCGTCTTCAGTGGTGGGGTTTTTGTCACGGTCAACAACCGTTGGGCGAACCTTGTTTGCTGCCTTGAAGGACATATGTCCAGCATAGCCATCGTAGCTAACGTTGTCGCCGTCGCGAAAGCAACATTTTGAATCCGACTTAATACCTTTCGGGATTTTGTCTTCGCTACCGTACTTTTCAATCAGTTTAGCTTGTATTGCAGCGTTTATTTTTGCAATCGTAGCCGTGTCTTCCTTGTCGATCAAGAACGTAGCCTCGAACTTTGTCTCCTCACCACCGAAGGTGGCTCGCTTGAAGACATTAGGGAAAGACAACCGTACGTTTTCTAGTGCTATTCTACTCATGTTTTTTATCCTATCATTTACATTTAAAGTTTATGTCCGTGTCACAGGACGTCATATTCACCTGTTAAGGTAAATTCATTATACCCTAGTCGGGCAATTCATCAAGTTCTTTCTGCCCCATAATGAGGGCTGGTCGCTTATCTTCTTCTGGTGCAAGTGTGGGGTTACCTTCTCGCACGGTATACAGGTCGGCTATGCCAAGCTCTCTGAACTGGGCAGTGCCGAGATCTTTTTGCAAAGCGCTTCGGCTCTTAAGTTCTTTGGGTTTATAGCAATCGCTAACCAAAAATTCAAGAGATTCTGGATCATTGCACTCGTAGCTATTGCGTCCGGCCACCATCTTAAAACCCTTTGGGGCATTGCCTTCCATAGCATCGCTTAAAGAAGCGCTCTTAACGGCTTCGAGATACTTGGTCATCATTGGAATAAGTTTTAAAATCTGCCCCTTACGTTCCGGTGTAAGATCACCGACGTTAGCAATCGATTCTTTAATTGCATCTACCGGATCCAAATCAGGAAGGTCTGCGATCATTGACTGACGAGCTTGTGTCATGTAATTGTCTTGAGCTTCGCAGTTACCATTGCCTTTGCACCAGTAGCACTGTTTTTCACCAGGGTTGAAAACTGTTTTACCTTCTTCACTGCTGGCCAAATTGGCAGCAGGAGCTGCGGTGTTTAAAATCCACTCGTCCAACTGGCGTCGAGTTATAACCCAGTGGTTGATATTCGCCGGATTAGTGCGCGGTTGATAAATATGAATAATGTACTCTTCCGGTTCAAAACCGTAGTCGTTAATGCAAACCTCACGGGCACCTTCGGCGTACATTAAACCCTGCACGTTGCCTTTAACCTCAACGTACTGGCCCGAGCCGTATTTAAGATCAGTGACATCGACGCGCTTAGACAACGGATGAATAACAAGGTTATCACCGGTGCCGTAGCATGTTTTATGAACACGAGGCATGCGCAATCGCGATTCAGTTAAAACAACGTCAGTGTTTATGTCTTCTATCTGATCGAGAACGTAAGTAGTGTAGCCTTCGGCGTGTCGAACCATCTCAACGAGATTAAATTGCTCATCGTTTTCAATGTTAGCCATCCAGCTATCAGTGTCCATTGTCGGTTCACCGACCATAAGCTCCACTAATTCGTGGGCCATGGTTCCCTCACGGGAGTGAACGCTTGTCTCACCGCGCTTGTCAGGAAAGCGATCATAGAATTGAATTTCTTTTTCAATAGAACCTGGGCATGGAACCCACCGGTGTGCACTGGAGGGGCCAAGATTACTATGCGCTCGTTCTGAATGGTTAATCTGGTCAGTCATGGTTTTATCCTTTTATTATCGGAATACTTCACCGTTTGAATCGGCTATCGGAAGCTCTCTGCAATGCTTTCGATAGGCGAACATGAGGCACAATAAATCAATTACAGTGTAGTAGTCTGCGAAAGGCTCGTTACCACGAGTACAAAACATAAATGCAAAGTCGTCAAATTTAATCATGGTTTAATAATTAGCCTGTAGTTACACTGTGGGTTTAACTATGGGTGCCCGCTGTCCGAGGACAACGGACACCTTGCCGGTTTAGATTTCTTCAGTTGCCGGAGCCGACGCTTTAGCTTCTTCGAAAGTCGCAGTAAGCGATTCGACAAACGCGTCACGCTGGTCTACTGGGATCTCGTCGGAGAGTTCGTAAGTGACATCGTCACCGCCGAATGAGGCAATAGCGCCTTTAAGAATCGCGATGTGGCCAGGAAGCTCACTTGCTTTAGCAATGTCAACGATGGTCTTTTTGAACTTAGCCAGCGCATCAGCCGCCTTCTTAGCTTCAGCCTTCTTTTTCTTTTCAGCTGCAGCCTCAGCCTTCTTCTTCTCAGCCGCCGTTGGCTCTTTATCCTTACCTTTGCCTGCAGCTGCAGGTTTTTCTGTGGTATTCTGGTCGGCCGACTCAGGAGTTGGTGTACCGCAATCAAGCGAAGTGGTGCAGTTGGCCCCCTTATTCATAGCGGTGGCAATGATAACCAGTGAAGAAGCGATGCTTGCGAGTGATTCTGTGATCGATTTAAGAAATTTATCCATTGGGGTAATCTCGTGTTGTGTTAGTTAATGAGAGCGTATAGAATACTTACATCGCTGGAAAATAAAAGATACCAAGTTCACAATTTTGGTAATTAAAGGAACCCAATTTGAGCATCTACAATATTACAGTCTCGGTCGGAGACAGCAAGTTAGCAAACCGCGTACGACGCGAAAGTTTAGGCACCGAGCGCTTTACATCCCCCGCTTTAAATACCGAGCAGTTAGTAGATCTGTTTGCCAGAAGTACAACATTAAAGCCGATCCCTCTTCCTTTAAACCGGCCCAGCTAATGTTCTTCCCACTGGTGCTTGAAGGTCGAGAGAAGCAGTACAAACATGCGCACCATGCAGGGCATCCAATCGATGTTGACGAAATGGTTCTGATGTACGAACCTGTTCGAGAAGCTGCTGAAGGCGCAACCCTACCACCAATGGCTCCCCCAGGTAATATCGATCCTGTTATGTTTTTAACAGCTGTGTGTAAAGCGCACCCTGCAAAGGATTGTGACTACGAGGGTTGGGCTGAAATGGGCATGGCTCTTTGGCATCAGACACGCGGTTCTGAACTTGGCCTTAATATGTGGATTAAGTGGTCTAGTCTTAACGAAGAGATGCACGGTATTAAAATCAGTGAAGATGAAATGAGGGAAACCAAATGGCCCTCGTTTAATAGCGGTGGCCGACGCGGTACAACACTTCGTAAGATACTAAACACTAAGAAGGCTTCGGGTGGTCGCGTCATCGGCGCTATGTTTGCGGCTCTTATGGGTCAGCTTGAAGACAGCAAGACCTTGCATGAAGTTGCCAAGGATGTTCGCAACGACGATTTTGTTGGCGGTAACGATTTAGGAATAACTGCTCGCGCTTATAAAGATGCGCACAACCGACTTGAACAAGAACAGATAACAATCGGTGAAGCTAAATTCGCATTAACTGATCGCCCTGTTAGTAAAGACACAGCTGATCGCTTTTATGATCGATATGCATACGATCAGGGGAGTGACCGCTATGTTGATGTTAATAACAGCAATGAGCTTACAATCACCGGTATGAATTTTAAACACGGCGAAGAGATGCCCTTAACCGCTAGCGGTACTCGTAAAGCCGTACACGAGACCTTGAGTAAAGGTTTTAACGGTTTTAGAAAGCCTCGCTTGATACTCAACAGAGAATACCGCCCAGGTGAGCCCGCACTAATTCCGTCGGGCGATGATTGGATACTTAATACTTTCATGCCTAACTCATGGCCTATCTCAGGTTCTCCGTTGGATATGGAAGATGAGATTGATCGCGAGATTGTTGATCACATAACTAATCATATGCGATTACTCGCTGGTGGACGTGACGATATTGCGTGGTATCTACAGCAACACCTCGGGTGGTTACGCCAGAAGCCTTCTGAGAGAATTCACGTAGCATACGCTATATCATCAATGATACAGGGCGTGGGTAAGTCGACCCTTAAACATCTTTATGCAACTGTGCTGGGTGCGAAGAACATAAATACCATTTACCCCGCTAACGTTTCTGAAAAATACAACTCGTTTAGCGGTGCACCAATCCTAATGACTTTCATCGAAGAGTTTGAGTTTGATTCGAATCGCGATAGAAACAAAGCAATGAAGAGTCTAAAGGAATTGATCACCGGAGACGAGGTTGCTGTCCGTAAAATGAATCGAGACGCGTTCCTAACTAAAGCTTCAACCTGCTACGCTATATTCTCTAATGACTCCGAAGTAATTGGCCATGAGGGTTCAGGTCGACGCTGGATGCCAATCGAAGTTGATGTTATCAGCTACGAGGATATGAGCAAACAACTCGGGGTAGACTACAATTTGTTCTTTAAGAACTACTACAAATTGATGGACACCTATCCTGATAAATTTGTAAGGTACTTTAGCGATATCGATCTATCTGGATTTGATACCAACAGGGTAACCATTGAGACTAAAGAAAAGCAGTCATACATAAACTCTAACCCTGTTAATGTCGTGGCTAGTTTTACTAAAACTCTTATCGAAAGTAAATCTGAAGACGTTAGAGAAAAGGTCATACTGGAATCGGCTATTAAGAAGGCTATCGACGCTGACAGCTCTCTTGACGGCGACAACGAGCTAGCATGGATAGCGGATATGAAACCGGCTAGTCGCAATAGTGTTGTTACAAACGCTCTTGTTAGTATGGGGTACGTCCAACTTAATCAAATTAGAAAGCGAGTGCGGTTACCGTTTGCGTCTGTCGATAGACCATACGTTAGAAACGTTTGGGTTAAAAGGGGGTCTCTTGAGTTGGGCACCGATTTAGACGACAACGTCAAAGCCATAAGAGACTATCTTGAATCTCCTGCGGAGAAGCGCATGAAGGTTGTTCCGATCAATGATGATGTATCCATGGAGAACATCTAATGGCTAGTGGCATCGAAGACGATATCACTGGGCCAATGCTTCGCTACTCGAAGCTGGTCGAGCCGGTCTATTTGTACTTTGCCTATCGCTATTACGAGAAAGGTGAATCGCTCATATCTGATAGCGCTTTTGACAGCTTGGCCAAGTACCTACAGCTTCTCGTGGATAACTATGAGATCACAACTGATATCATCACTGAAGGTGATATGGGCGCGGGTACTTTTCTAGGAGAGTACCCTGAGTGGATAGTTGAAGCGGAAGAGCTTATGGGTTACCGCCAGTCGGGATTAGACTGGCGGGCATACGATCAATACGTTTTGGATTTCTTTAAAATTGATGAAGAGGATACGATCTAAAGATCTTTAAGTAGTTCCAGATCGTTTTCAGTTCTGTTCTGAATCTCGGCAAGGAAGTATTCTTTAAATTCCTCAGCCATCGTCTCCATGTTATAGCATGACTGTAGGTGTGTCATGCTCATTTCACAAAGCCATACCGTTCGACCGTCTTTCGTTTTCCACTTACCTTTACGTAGAAATGATAGCCTATTTTTTAAATAGCCTTCATAACTAAACGCGGGTAGATTATTCCCAGTGTCGAAGACAAGTTCGTATTCGATCATCTGGTCAACGTAATCTTCGGCATACTCAGCCATTAGATAAGCTTACCGCCAGGTTTACGGCGATTCTCCAGCTTGTGAAGACTGAACTAGGATATCAATTTTGTGCCCGCCGATATAATCCATAAGCCTGATAAACAGATCAATCAGTTCAACAGTGGGAGTGGAATATTGCGGTAAGTGATCGTCCATTGTCGAATAGCCGTCAACCAGTTCGGCCACTTCAGATAGCATCAATGCTATCATCTCACCTTTATTGCGAATTATAGGTTCTTCGGTGTGCGGGTCAACCCACCACTTTTGATTAGCTTTGTGTACGATAGCGGCGATTGTCGTTACCGTCATTTCTTTCATTACGTGTTCTCGTTTTAGCATTGTGTTTTACCTTTTAGAATTTGGGATAAAGCATTGGGGGCGTCGTCCTAAAGAGCACCCCCTCCACTCTGCCGTTTGCTGCTTATTTTACATCGCCTCCGGCGCGGCGATGATACGCGGAGGGGCGGCTATATTCTGTCGCTGTCGTCAGCAGCTGTGTCGCTAACCACGCTGTCTTGCGCTATTTCATTCTCGCTAGTGCCTTCAAGAACTTTCATGTTAGCGCCACCGACTCGCGGCATGTTCTTAACAGCTTCAAGTAAATCAGGAGAAGCGTACTTTTCCATATCACCCAAGTAACCACCCATTAGAACTTCTTGACGCTTGGCTGTCTCAACATCCTTAACGCCCTTACGCAACTTGTTCCACTGCTCGCTGCGTTCATCATGCGCTGTTGTGTCGACGTGCTGGATAACCCAAGCTGTAGCTTTAGGTGAAACGTCTTCGTGCTTTTCGATAACCGTAGCTACTGAGTGTGACTGATTAGCTTCAACAACAACCATTGAACCTTCTTGAATTGCTTCATAGGTGTCAGGCCGTACGCGGAAGTCGTACAAATTCCCTGGGGTTGATTCGAATTCGACGGATACTGTTAAAAAAGTACCGGCAACGATTGTTTCGAAGATCTCATCTTCTCGGCTTTTGGCTGTGCTTGCGTAACGATTGTTCATGTTTGATTCCTGTTTATGTTGTTTACTTAGTGATCGATAATCGCCATGGGCTTTAAGTAACTCACGTCGGGTTTTTTGAAGCTCAGACTTCTCTAAAGGCGTTGGATATTTACCCGCTTCATCCTCCAACTTCTTAAGCTTTTTAGCAAGTCTCTTTATGGTTGCCCGCAGAACGTCTGCACTATCCGCAGGCTTATGTGGGGCCATATTGTATCCCATGGGCATTGGCATCTCTTGTAACTCCTGTTCTTCTTTGCGCTTAAGCTTATCTGCTTTGCGCTTTTTTAAACGTTCAGCAGTTCTCAATTCGTCCATTCTCTTTTTAATGGATTTCTCCACTGCTTTTATCTGCTTAAAGCAAATGTTCACATTAACCGTGGCCCGATTTATTTCCTCGGTGTTAACGCATGTGTCTGCCTTTAGTTGCCGAAGGGTGGCCTGCCGTACAGCAAGCTCTGTGTCCAACGCTTTTCGCCGCGCTTTAAGCTGTCCTATATTCATGTAGTTTCTCCGCACATCATTACTTCGATGCATTCAGTTACTGAGCTTATCTTTTTAGTTTTGTCTTGGCAATAACGAATACCGGCTACGTGATCGTCATAAATATCATTGGCCAACCGCGTTGCTGTAAGTGCCTCATCGGGTGTCTCGGGATGCATTGAATCGTTCACATCGATGTCGAACTCCTCGGTTGCATCAACCGGTATTCGTTTAAGAGCACTGGCCGATCTCTTTAGATCATTGTTACGTGCACCTATCTGTAATTGCAACCAGTAGCCTAGCGGTGACTTACCGTTGTATTGATGAAGCTTGTTACCGGTAAGCAAATACGCCCACATTTCCTGCACAACGTCCTCGTCAGTGTGGCCTAAACCGAAAACAGGATAAGCTCTCTTATGAAGCAAACCACTGTACGTTCTGATTATTTCATTCCACGCCTTCTGGCTACCGAGCAATGCCATTCTGACTAGCTGAAGATCTCTACCAAGTTCGTCTTGCTGTACCATTATTCTATTTCTCGTCGTGCGCTTTAGTTTCAAGCAATAGGTTTTTCAATATGCTTATAGCCATATCGATATCGCGTGTGTAGTTCTTCCAGTTACGCCCACCGTGGCCGATGAGCCAGTGCACGTCCTTGCGTAGTGTTACAAGGTTTGTCGGGTCTCCTGCTCGCTCCGGAGATATGGACACCGGCACTCGATGGTGCACCTGAGTCTTGCGGGTGTCACCGGTAAGAGCACAGGCGGGGTTAGCCTTCTTATGAGCCAGCAACGCTTTACGCGTTGACCACTGTTTACGCCAGTGCTTTGTTACGTGCGCTGGATTGCGTGTTGCAAATGATGCGTATTCGAAAGCCATTATCTTGTAAACCCACCTGTTAATAAATAGATTGCGGCACCGGCACCTGTAAAGATCAATGCCGGTAACACAACATGAAAGAATATAATGCTACCCATCAGCCCACAACCAATGGGCTTCGTTGCACGTCAACACTGGTGTCGCCGCCGTTAAGCTCACGGGTAGCCCACTCACGAGCAGCTTCAATCGCTTCGTCTTTAGTGTCACGCGAACCACTGTTGATAAGATTCCAATCAGTGCCGTCGTGTTCATCGATATGATAAACCCATTTACCTTCGTGTTGAAAGTAGCTGTTGCGTAGTCGGCCTCTCATTCGTCCAACTCCACAACCTTAACGCGTACCTTGCGCTCACCAATGGTCAGGCCGACGGTTTTACCGTCAATCAATTGGCTTTGAAGGTTCATGGCCTTGGCCGTTTCTTCAGTGTTGTACCCACCACCGCAAGCGTTCAGACAGATTTCGGCCAGCTGCTTCTCGCTGATGGTCTCTTTTATTTCTGCTTTAGTTTTAGCGTTGGTGATTGTTATAACGTACATTTTATTTCCTTTTTAGATTAAATTCAATTTTAGTTTATAGGTGCGGCATTGCACCTGCTACGACAACAATATTAACAGCTGCTAATATTGATATGGCATAGTCAGTCCAGTGCCTATCCTTGCTTGCAATAGTTGATGCTAAAACAAAAGCAGCGCAAGCTGTCCCTGTAAAAGCGTAAACTAGAATATAAAAACCGATAGCTGCGTTGTCCATTACTGCTCCTCTTCATCCTGCTCAGCGCTAACATGCGATAAGCATCGCTGCATAAACACTTCAGCATCAAACTTCGGATTGTCATCCTTTAGGGCATGCATGATATCAGTGACAATATCAGTGCCGTCCTCTTCAAGACTATCGTTGGCGTACTCCTCTTGGAAGTTCATCAACACACCGTAACCAGTCGTGACACGTTCAGAATTAGACCTGCTCATTTCGTTTTACCTTTTAGTTATAGTTAGTGAGAGCTTTCCACCCTCTTGCTGGTTTGTGTACACCGGTCAGTACCCTACTATGCCTTGCGGCTGTGTTGCCACGAGTATTTCCACAGACTATTGCAACGATGTCTTGACCAACACGGGTATACGGGCATCGCAGCTCAATACTTACACCCAAAAGGCCAGCATATAGCTGGCCAGTTGGAACGTCAATAGCTGTTATTAAGCTAATCAGTAGTGTGGTTCGAGTTACCCTCAAAACCTGGCGCGACAATATCAATGTCAGGAATAATAACCGACGGCTTAACCAGTAAGCGATACTGATAAGTGCTTACGCCAACCGGCGCAACCTGCTCGACAATCATCGTCGTGTTGTCAGACTTTTCCATCATATGTTTAATGGCTAAACCTTCATCGTTCATGCAGGTTGTCTCAGAATAGCTAGAATAGAACTCGACTGAGCAGTAACCCTCGACTGACGCGATAGCTTCATCCTGAATAACGTTGTACAACGTTACTCGACGCGGTACTTCAAACTGCTCCGCAGCTTCGGATAAATTGTGAGAGGCTACATCAGCATCTGAACAGCCACTGTCGTTAGCCATCAATAGCGGGGCTGTAACCGCCAGTGACAAGGCCATTAGTAATTTACGCTTCATTCGTTTGTCCTTTTAGTAGTTTGGGCACTAGAAAGGCCAGCATATAGCTGGCCAGATCTAACGTCAATGAATCGAGTCACATTTTAGACAAGAGACTTGGCGTACTCAAACAGGTAAAATTTGGGAGCTACTAGGATTTGAACCCATGTTGTGTTTAACACTGCACCGAATCCCGAGATAACCATAGCGATTAAACCAATCCACAATTTAAAAGCTTTCTCATCAGTCCAAGAATAGCTAGGCTCCGCTCTGGTGTCGACATCGAATAGAATTTTACCGTCAATACCGCGCTCGTAAACTTCCCGTTTTACTTTTTTACCGTCCTCTTCCACTTCTACCGTTTTCCTAACCGGCGTGGAAGGGTAGTGTGCGCTCATCGGTGCTCGCCAGCCACTGACATAAATATACAAGGCGATCATAAACACCAAAGAAAAAATAGCAAAAGGAATTGCTGAAGATATTGTCTTCCACAGCAAAAGTTGCGCCACTAAGTCAGGCGCGTGTTTAATTGCTTCATCTATACCGGCGCTTACCACACCGTCGGCTCGCTCAATGTATCCAATCAATATAGTTTGTAGTTCATCGTTCATTTTATTTCCTCGTCTATTATTTCAGCTTCAGCTTCGCAGGTATTGCACCACGAATTATCGTTAAATGTATCCAACAATTCATATTGCTGGGTCTCTTCATTCCAAACAGCATTAGCGTCTACCCAGACACTATCGTTGCCGCACTCTTTACACACCTTCCTAACTTTACTCATCGATATTTCTCACTGTTGGATACATACCTTCAACCATGGCCTCAGCCCATGACTTAGTAAACCAAGCAGCAACCTGCTCATCGGTCAACTGGTTGAACGGTAGGGAATAGAAAGCAGCGCATCTTTCGCGCTGTTTCGGGGTTAATACTATTAGAACTTTAGACATTAGATGTTCGCGTAATCGACCACTAAGTCTTGCTTGATCTTCTTCAGTTCTTTCTTAACCATTTTACCCAAGCCTAGCGTTTTACGCTGCTTTAGGTAGTGATTGCATGCGCGTTTAATTGAATAGGGTTTACCCTTGCGTAGCAATGGCTCCATGAATTTGGCTTCAGAGCCGTTTACTGTCTTCATCACTGGGCCTGAATCGCTACCGGTAATGATTCGAAGCTTACCAGCTCGAAGGGGTTTGACAATAGCAGCTCGGTTGCTGTTGTCTGGTGTTTTGTAGGTTACTACAGTTATCGTTTCCATTCTATTCTCTATTGATGTATAAAAGTTATAATGCAATTGTCTATACTCTCATGCGTTTCAGCAATTTGAGCACGGACGTCATCGGTATCATCAGCCATTACAATAAGTCTAAACCATTTGCATTTATCTGTTGAGCCGATAAGCCTACCGGTAAAGCAACACTGGTATTTGTATTTTGGCAATAATGTCATAGTCTGTATTTTCTACGCATGGTGGATAACCACGCTGGAACCTTTAGCATTTCAGGGGTCTGCTTTTCAGCATCGGACAAGTTAGCCCAATCACTTTGAATTCTGCTTAACTGATTCGACAATCCCCATTTACGATACTCTGGAGATACATTTGAGCCGTTACGGCTCATAAGCTCAAAGTTACGCATCTTTGATTTTATAGATTCCATTTTTTTAATCCATTTGAATTTTATCTTGCAACCTGCACTCTAACAGGTTGCAATGTAAAAGTCAAGCTGGCCAGTTAACGTTAACGTGTTTGTACAAGGCTTTTATTATCTCAGCAGTTAACCTATGCTCCTCGGCCCTTAAAGCGTTATAGTCTTTTATTCTACAGCGCTCCTCCGGACTGTCTGGAAATGGAACCGGCCCGTAGTTTTGTATTTTAACTATAATCGCTTTGTGTTGATTTACAAGCTTTTTAAACTCCGGCTTAGTCATATCAGTCAACCTCTATCTGTTCATGATCTGCGAACGGCTTTTCGGTGATGTAGTAATCCATTCGGTTAACATACGCTGCACCGTTTACGATTACACAATCATCACCGCAATCGACCAGCGTCCAGCACCGGTTCTCTTCGATTGCCTTCTTAAGCTCCTCGGGGTAGTCATGCATGCAGTCAACTAGATCACCGTGCTCGTCTACCTTTGGAATATACGTGTCATGCCAGTCACTCCAATCGAGTTTAATCTCTTCCACTTCGATGCTCATACAATTTGACCTTCAGCTATTTTCAACGCCAGATGCGTGAAGTTATAGTCGTTGATATCATCAAACGGAACCATCGAGTGCATCGCAGAACAAAAACGCGGTATAAACTCCCAGTCGTAGGAATCGTCAAAACCGTGCTCACACGCTTCGCTGTAAGCTTGATTCAATATCGGTGTAAGCTCATCGACAACCCACTGGCGTTTTGAGACTACACCCTCGCCGGTTTCAATCAAATCTAGTCGAGCAGTATTCTTGCCGTCGAGATACCATTCCCAAATACACATATAGTCCATCGGGTCAACGCTACTGGCTACAACCGGCGGTTGCATATCCGGTATGCTTTGAGTCTCTTCGCGCATATCGCCGCGCTCCTCGGTCTCTCGCGCTTCCTGTTCTTGCTGATCATCAAACCGTGCTTGTATTAAAGTGTAAGCATCGATGTACATGTTTGCATCAACACCGCTTAGTGTGCGGTGTGCTTTATCATCAAAGAATTTTGCCAGCTGTTTTAATCTTTCTAATTTCATTGCATTCTCTCTATAGGTGAATCAGAAACTAAAACCATATCAATATAGATTACTCCATCCCCTTCCGGTTTGTCAACCGTCTCGATGGCTTCTTCTACTGTACAGTTCTCTAATGGAATTGCCACAGGCTCCTCACCGTCTAAATGGGCAATAACTCTCAAATGTTTATACACTTTCATTTTATTTCTGTCCTTTAACGTTTAAATGGGGGTATCACTGCTATCACTGCGAAACGCCGAACGCCTTAAATCGACGCTCAGCGCTTGACACTAACAGCTTTTATCGATTTTCGTTAATCCAATTGTTAGTTTCGTTTACAAAAGCAACCATATAACTAAACCCCTTGAGGTGCCGATGCATATCGTGGCAGTTTTGAAGAGACTGAATTACACGAACTACTTCACTGGTGGTCTTTAGTTTTTCCTTTAGATTTGGAAACTCCAAAACATTCTTATAGATTAGTTCTTCAATACTGCAACCGCCATGCCCCTTCGAGTATTCCTCCAGTTGCTTGGCCTCCTCCTCACTCATCATCCAGCCAATTATGCAGCGCTTTATGGTTGTATCGGAACTCCCATTCTCCGACTCTAAATGGTACACGCACGAACCGCCGACTTCTAACGACGGCCCTCCTTGTTGCATTACTTTTAATGCTGCATCTTTTGCTAATGTAACCAAATCACCTTCTATAACTATTTTTAAATCCTTACTCATTTCATTTACTCTCTATTGTGGTTTGCAAAACTATTGAACGTAGTCGCTAGTTTACCTAGGAACGCTCCCAAAATACATAGAACACCGCGCAATCTGTTCACGTTGTTCGCTTAAGGTCATATAGCTATAACGCCAGCACTCATCGAAAAAAGAGTAGTATTGCCAGCCAGTCACAACCGTACCGTCGTAAAATGTTGTTGTTACTTCCCGATACAAGGGGCGATACTTACCACGCCCGCGCCGTATACGTCCGATTGTTCGCTTCATTGGCTTAACCCCATAGTTTTAGATATAGTCCCACATCCCTCAGCTGGCGGGTAGGAATAACGCTTACCACTTGACGACACATTAGTATAGCCTTTACATTTACGCTGTACAGTGCTTAGTGATAAACCTAGCTTAGCCGCTGCATCCTGAGCCGTATCGTATTGCACACCATCGATAATATAGAATACTGACCGGCGTTGGTTTGTGTTGTTAACCACGCGAGTAACCCATCGGCAATTTCTCGGACTATAGCCCTCATCATTTTCGCGCCGATCAATACACAAACCAATATCGTAACCACTATTTAAACCCCATTGAATAAATGTATCGATGCTGTTTAACCACTCGTCACACATAGTTATACCCCTACCGCCGTAGTCCTTCCAGCTAGGGCGATTACGGTTATAGCATCGTGTTTTTATAGTGGAATACAACGCGTATAGCTTTTTAGACTTTTCGCAATTCCTATACTTAACTGGTACGGTCATTATCTAATCCCCTATATTGCAAAGCCGTTAGGCGCTTCGGTTACTACGTTCTGAATAATACACTCAACATGAAAGGCGCTAACCTCATCACCGGTAGTCAATGACTTGTTGCCGATGTTACCGGCAACGTGTGAGCACCAGTCATTCCAAAGATTAGCCGTTCCCATATGTTGGCATAACTCTATATACTCTTTAATCTTACGACGTTGTGTCTCACGTTTTAGTGTCTTGCGAATACTCACGTCCGTTACCTTTAAACCCATACGCACTATATTATGTGAGTCCAGACAGCCAACGTTAAACCCTAAGCACTGGGCAACAAACCCAGCTTTTACAACACCTAGCCCAGTGACTTGAAATAGTATGTCAACGGCTTCAGTGCATGCCTTAACCGAGTCAGTGCCGTGCTCATCGATTACCGCGTTTAGATCATTTAATAATTGACCGGCGTTCTCTTGCGCATAGCGCAAACCTTTACGCTTTGAACCGAATAGAAAAGCACTATCCAAACCATTCGCTAAAACATCGGCGCGTATCTGGGGAACCATGCTTAACGGTTGTTGAATGGTTGCAAATACAAATTCGATAACATCAAGTAAACCGGCTTCACTTTGTAAGCCGTGCGCCTTGATGGTTGCAACGTCTCGACTGTAATGGCACATATATTTATATCCTTTAAGACTAATTAAGGGTAGCTATTGATATCACTGCGAAACGTTGCGCGGCTTAAATCGACGCGCAACGCTTGACACTAACAACAATTAACCGTTATTGACCCGCGCTTGATCATTTACGATCACTGAAGTTTGGTGCATGTTGTCAAACAACGCTATCTGGTTACGCGCACGGCATGCATGGATTGCTTTTTCCAAACCATAAAACTGTTCACTCGCTTCGATATGTACAAGGTTCGTAACCTCATCAATCCAACCACCGACATAATAGTCACCGGTTTTACCTTGTACGCTCATAGCGTTATTGCGGTTAGCCTCCTTAATGGTTGCCACTACTTTCGCCAGTGCAACGCGAACGGCCGCATGGTCAAGCGCATTCACTGGCGCATGGTGCGCAATCGCTGGCGCGGCTACCATGTAACCGGTTGTTAGCGCTTTTACTGTAATGCCGTCAGTTCCGATCTCGCCGGTAACACCGCCAAATTGCTTGATATGTTGTAGCACGTTGTTTACCTGTTCAGTTTTCATTCTGTTATACCTTTAGTTATCAGTCGACGCGGATTGCATCCTATAGCGCTGGGGATAGTGCCCAGCGCTATCAGCTGAAATCCGTTACGCGGCTTCGACTAGTGACTCAATCCAATCAGCCGACGGGATGAGCATATCCATGAACGCGCTTTTACCTTCCGGATAGCTCCAATCGCAAATAATGTCCTCCTCGTTACCCATTACCAAATAAATCGAACCGCGCTGCTCGCCGTTGGCATCAATCACCACTAGCGAACACTCGCCAGAACAAGTGATATCAGATAGGCACTCATCGGTTAGCGCGGCGTGTTTGCCGTCGGCTTCATCGCCACCGCACCACGCTTCAATAGTGCAATCGGCTTTGAAGATGGTCGCGAGTAGCTTGTTTAGTATCTTGCGTTCAAGGTCTGAACAGTGAATCGATGGTGTGTTTGGTGTGCTCATTTCGTTTTATCCTTTTAGTTATACCGGAGCGGTGCCGCGCCGTGAATAGAATCTTATAGCGATACGTTGGAAGGTGTAAAGCGTTTTGATCTGATTTTGTGAAGTTAGCACGAATTTGTTTGCTTTTAGGCGTGTTTGCGGGTGTCCCTGAATGCTCTATTTGTGTCCCGTCATGAATTGAGATGATTTCAATTTGGGGACAGCTGTAAGTCGTTGATTCTTCACATCTTTTAACCCTTACTGTCCCTTTTTCCAAGAATCCAAACAAATATATACCTCTAGGACATTTTAAAATAACGCTTTACGCATTACGCCTACAGGCTGAAAGAGCAAAAAATGCACTGGTGTGCGTTTTTCTGTCCACCTAAGCCTACAACCCGCTAAACATATAGCTATCAGCCGTCCTCACAGTGGGGACACACGTGCGTTTACAGCTCGTCTCACGGGACAAATCCAAGCGAATAGCCCAACTATATGATCTACACATCATAAACGGCACTAATCTTGAGAGTTGCGCAAATATCATGCCATCTACACGAAATCCCCTCAAAGCGCAACGCATAACGCATGCCAGCGAACGGCACCCCATGCAATTGACGGCACCCCACGCGCTGGGCTATTCAAGCGAAGCGATGAGCGCAAAGCGATGAGCGGAAAGAATCGTGCCACATGAAGAACGCGATGTGATGTTGGCATGACGATTGCGGGGTGGGGGTTGGGCGTGTCTCATGACGCTGTGTGTATAAAGATCCAACGTCCAGGTGAATTTTCCACAGATTTTAGCGAAAAGCAAACCCCTTACAAGAATCGTGCCAACATGCCTTGCGGGGCATATTTCAGTAAAGATGAAAGATTCATGCCAAGTTCAAAAATGCTGAAATAATTTTTATTAAAAATTCATGCAAAAGATCGGCCAGCTGATCGGCCAAATCTGACCGACTACCGCGCCCAGGCCCAGGTAACCGGACGCGGCCGGCCGATTACGATCAGCCAATCGCTCACGCATCACTCATTATGTGATGGGCTCGTCTCCGCGTTGGTAGCAATTCGAAACCTGGTGTGATAGCATGCGACCAGCCCAATGAGTTAGTGGAGATCGGAACCCTTTCTTGTTGGTTGGACTTAGCCTCGGGAGTGCTAACTAGGAGGTGGTGTGAATTCCGCGCACCATCGCTCCCGAGGTTAAACCGTAACCGGAGAGTGATATGCAACAACATATAAATTGCTTTTTAAATATAGAGCAGCAGATCAGTTGCACTGCGCGGGCTCAATCATGAGCGCGGTGTTCGATATAGATAAGCGCGTTAACCCCGACGGCTTACTTGCGACTCACCTTCCGATGATCGAACGCATGGCTTACCAGCGTTTAAGCAAATGTCCACCCAGTGTTGATGTTGAAGATCTAATTCAAGTCGGCGCGATCATGTTATACGAAGCGCATGAGATGTACGACGAATCGCAAGGCGCATCCTTTAAGACATACCTCGGTATAAGATTGCGCGGTGCGATGTTGGATGAACTGCGTAAGGACGACTGGGTAACGCGATCAATTAGAAAAGATGCGCGACTCTTAACCGATGCGCGTCATGTGTTGAACTCAACGAAAGGTGCGAACGTAAACACAAACGCGCTTGCTGAGTTAACAGGCATGACGCCCGAGCGCGTAGAGCAAGTGTTGCGTGAAGCGTACCAAACAAATGCAAGTAGATTAAATCAACCATTCGGCGATGAAGGTGAACCTCTTATTGATAGCGTGTCTGATGTTAAGGAGTACACACCTGATTTGGAATTTGAACATTCGCAGTTAGCGGAAAACCTTTACTACATGGTTCGACGTTTAAGCGAAAGACAGCGTAGAGTCTTTGATCTACGAACCTTCTTCCACATGACGTTCGCTGAGATAGGGACAACAATGGGAATAACCGAAAGCCGAGTCTGTCAGATCGAGCTTGAGTATAAGCATAAATTCATTAAGCAACTTAGGGGTATGTAATGTTAAAAGTTTTAAAGGCGGTGTTGTTCACTGCAGTTTTATTTTCGCAAGTAGCGACAGCCAGTGTGCGAGTCGCTGTTCCCAACACCGGCTGGGTTCAAATTGCTGTTGGTGCATTCACCATGCAGAACTTGACATCATCTGCAATTATGATTCAACCTTCTGCCGCCGATCCAGGTGCAGCTGATCTTGGAACCAACGCCTTCCGTGCAGCGCCAGGTCGGTTCCTAACTCAGAATGTTGACGGTGCCACCTGGTGGGCACGGGCAACATCAAGCAATGCGGCAATCATCGTGGAGGACTTCTAATGTTGAGGATCTTCACTACGAAGGAATTGGTATTCGCATGCATCTCAGCGGCTGCGTTGTTTTTCTTAATCAACACAACTGAAGCGCAAGATAGCATTGGGCCTAGTGGCGGCGGTGGAAGTGGTAGTGCAACAACTCCGGTGCCCGATACGTTTACACCATCTCAAACATTCACCTATAACGATCCTGTTTTATCAGGTGGGCAAAACGGCAATCGACCGTCGATACCGTTTGTTGCACCTTTTACAGGTGACTATGAAGTGACCTTTAGTGTCGGGACTGCATTTACAAATGCAGGTTTTGATATCTCAACGGCACCAATAACAACAGCCGGTACGGGTGATATTTTTGTAACTAGTACGCTTGCGGAAAGAGTGACAACTGCTGCGCCCACGATAGATCATGCTATCGGTGTTTTAACTGCAGGTACAACTTACTATTACACACCCTTCGGCGGTGGTAATAATTCGGCAGCTGATGTAACCATTGTCGTACGCGCTTTACTTAAAGATGCGCCCGTAGCGGATATTGTTAAGCACACCGTGATCGGCACCTTCACTGAAGAGTTAAGCACATGCCCGTCCAACACGCAAGAGGTTGATGGCTCTTTACTCGTTAATGGAGTTGGCCTATACCCGATAGTTGCGTCAAAGAATCCAGACTGGGTGGTGGGTAATGATTTGCAGTTACCGGATTGGCAAGGTTTGTTCGTTCGAAATAACGGCGGTGACTCTGAAGCACCTGGCGTTACGCAAGCCGATGCTACTGCAGCAAACGGTTTAACGGGAACAGTTGTAGGCCCAGCTAACCAGGTCAGCACTAATGTCAATAGTGGTTCTGGTAATACTATTCGATTTTTACAAACTCGAACAGTGACGATAACATCTAGCGACACTGAGACTAGGCCGATTAACGTCGCCCTGTTAAAGTGCGTTATACTTTCACTTTAAATCAGGAATAAAACAATGAGAGACTTGTATCCAAACCACATGCCGGAAAATATTGCCATTGAAATGAATGGGCCGATGTTCAACGCAGACTTTGAAGTTGAAGCCCTTGGTATCGCGGGTGAAGATAAGGCAATGCCGAGCGAGAATAGCTTCCGCACACAGACAATGCGTGGTCACGATGGAAGTTATCATTCGCAAAACACCAATACTGCTCGACGGCATGCGGCCTTCCATGATATAGATGGAGGTCGCATTGCCGGTGATCCTTTGGATCGGTACGGTCGACGCGCCGGCCCTCTTCCAAAGGTATTCGATAGCGGGCGTTTTGATTATTGGTTAGCGAGCCATTACATCTCGAAAGAGCATGGTTGTTTAATTCAACGCGGTTGGGTTGGCGAAAAGAATCCACGCGCATGGGATAGTAGCGACGGCGCTGAAGAGGGTCAACCCGAAATTCATACATCATGGTTGCAAACAATTTGTCGTTACTGGGATTCTAAGACGGGTAAGTCACGACTAATCGAACCAGGTGAACTGATAACGCAAGATCTCGGTGAGCATGGTTCGCAGTTATTGCATTCGCCTAATGCTACTTTTAGAATCGGTAAGTATTTCGAAATGCAAGTGAACTTCTCGAATATGGCAACCGGTGGACATCGTCACTCATGGTGGTTCATGCCAGTGATTCCAAATACTGCATACGATAAAGATCCGCGCAACGGCTGCGAGCCCGATGGCTACGAGCATGAAGTAACACGGAACAAAAGCTTTTCGCTTAAGGTTTTCATGAAGAACCTCGCTGGTAGTATTTTGGGCAATACTGTTAACGAAACGAGCATCGATAACGCTGAAGACATCGGAGGTGATGATTCTGCTCCGAACGATGGTTGGGGTTGGAAAGACGGCGCAATAAGTTTGCCAGGTGTTAACGAAGATCGCTGGCAAACGTTTGGCTTATGGTGGGGTTTCGAAAATGGTGTGCCAACAATGCGTTGGTATCACGACGGTAAAGAGTACGTCAAGGATTCAGTTCTTGCCCCTGGCGATATCGAGTTGTACATGATTTTGTCAAGGGAAGCCAATACGCACGGTGGGCTCTCAGGAGAGAACATCTACGATTACCTTGATACGATTGAGAACGACTTCGTTAAAGTTCGCTACGTGCGAGCCTGGGACGCGTCATGGGTTGATGAGTCAACCGATCTGGGTGAACCTAATCGTCCGGTTGAAGTCAAGAATCCAGTCGACGTTGATAATCTTCTGAAGCTACTGGCTGTAGCCGAGACGCGATTGTATGGACTGACCGACACTATCAACGATCTGCGGAACATGATAACCCGAAAATAGTGTGATACTATCGGGTCTCACTAGTGGAGATCCGATATGGCCGAAGTAAAAGTAACAGATACAATGCGCAAACTACGCGCATCCCGCAATCGTAAGAAGCCCAAGACCGAGCGACAAGCTGAATCCCAGGTTGATAACACCAGGTGCAATATGTCTGCCAAAGAAAAGGTTGATTTTGCCTACGGCGGTGGTCGTCGAGCTGCAATCGATAAGGCAGTTAAGGAGTCAGGCGGTTAGTTCAATTTTTTCGCGTGTGTTCATTATTTTAAAATAGTGTGCTATACTTGTACAGTCTATTATTAATGGACTGTACAAGTGAGGCACAAATGTATTCAATTTATTTAATATCGTTACCCGAAGGGGATTACGTTGGATCGGGATTAAAACCTTGTGGAAGGTTGGCTTCCCATATTCGACAGTTCAACGATGGCACCCACCCCAATCCCAATATTCGAGATTCCGAAAGCGAAGTCACCGATTGGGTATTCCAGATTCTCGAATGTGGAATACTTAAGAAAGATTTAGCAGCTCGCGAGAGTTATTGGATAGGTGAGTACGGATCATTAAACATCAAGTCTAAATCTAATGCGCGTCTCGATAGGGATACCGATGTGTTGCAGTTGCTTAAGAAGGGATTGTCGTATCGCCAGGTGGCTGAACAGGCAAACGTTTCAGTAGGTACTGTTGGTAACATTGTTGCGCGTAATAAGTAGTTGCGCTTGTAAGGATTATTAAACTGTCTACAGATAGTAGACAGCATTCAGTGCGAACGTACAGATTTTTCCCTAGATAGTTTTACAATCGTGTTCGTAATTCACTTTAGCAACAGCTGCTTTAGCATCTTCACCAAACTCAGCATAGCAGCCAGTGTTCCACTCCGCAGTATCATTACCAGGGCAATAAGCAATATGGTCGCTGCCGCGTGGCTCGACCACAAGGGTCGCGCCACACGAAGGACAGGTGGGTTTATCCGAACGCTTTGTCATGCGTATCGTCTACAAACTTTTGATAGTCTACAACCAAGCTTGCGCGATTTGTATTCGCAACTTCGTCATTGACTTCGTGCTGCTCTTTGATAAGCCAATGCCTATCGTCAAGCTTACAGATCAACACTACTCCGGTTACGACCATCAAGCCCCGTTCGTTTTCCTGGGCTGTGATATCGAACGACGTAAAGCCGTCGCGGGCTGCATTGCGTTTAACGCCTTCAATCAGTCTCATCATCTTCTCTCTTGTTAAGAACCTTTGTGCCATCGGGTTCTTCGTAATCACCGAAGTTATCCATATCAAATTCTATGTTAACCAGGTGCTGGACGACGTGGGCCAACTCTTTGAGTGTGCCCTCGTTGCGAAGAACTATATCATAATCTACGTCCTCACACGCACCGCGCCACTCACTTTCGTGGGGCAGATCTTCGCTGCTGTTAAAGAAACCGGTGGACATAAGATATTCGTTTACGTATTCAACACTATCGGTACTCAAGATACCGGCGTTTTTGATCATCGCAACCCACTCGGGATCGGGGCCGCGAACGACTCGAATTAAAACTCCACCCCTGGCGTGAATTGCACCAAACTCATTTGGAAATCGAGCATCGGTTATAGCGATGTCTGGGTTGCGAACAGAGTGTTTAGCAAACATAGCTCTAACCCAGAAGTCAGGATCCAGCCCGCGTATTGCAACGCCAACGTCCTGAAGCGCTTTACGCGGGGATACACCCCAATTGGAATCAACTATCTCGCGCCACTTACGAGACTCTTCGGTATCGCCTTCAAGTAACGCCCTATCCCAACTGTACATAACAGCCACTGAGTCTTTAAGCTTTGAAGCGAAAGAATCTTTGCGGTATGTTGCAAACTCTCCCACCACTCCGGCGGTGAGAAAGTTTACGATGATATCGGCAACGCTATCCTTACCGCTGCCGATAAAGCCGCATACACCGACGATCAAGACGCATCTCCAAGATCCAACTCAAGCTGCTCCGGCTCACTCATTGGATCACGATCAAGATCAACTTTACCGCCAGCTGCTTTGATCATTTCTTTTTGATGGTTAGAGTAATCTCTAATGTAGTTGTGGATTGCCGTTTCCAGCTCGTTGGCAAACGTTGCTAACCATGAAGTTCTACCTTCAGAAGACAACACTAAACCACCGCTGTACAAGACATCCTGCGCCAGTGAAGCCACTTCATTACCGCATTTAAAGAAAGCCATGAAGCGAAAATGGTTGCCCGATTCGTCAAGCGGATTATGAAAAGCGATAATGCCCAACGCGCCGTCGACAGGCATCGAGTTCATTCGCATTAGCCATTGTTGTTTTTCTTGTTCAGTAAAAGTTTTACCAGTAAGTATTGGGGTTACATTATTCATGCGAGTATGCTCCGTACCATTTCAGGGTTAACACGAACGGCTCCGACATCTCCGAAGTCTTCGTGATAGGTTATGACGTCGGCGCTTCGTTGTGAAAGCCAACCGCCTTGCGCAGCGAAGGCATCTTTAGGTGCCATTGTTGCGTGTTGAGTTACGAGCATTAAGTTTGACTCGTACTGTTCTTTACTGTGTTTGTGGCCAAGGTGTGCGTAACGATATTTGGTTCGACCATACATCTCTGCAAACATTCCGGTGAACACAACATCAACTGCTTTAACCGGCTTCTTATGACCGTGATGGAAAAACAAACTGGTCTTACCATGTTCGAATGCATGATAAACAGAAGGTGAGATATCGATTACAACGCGGGGCTCGTCGCGGTAGCGCATTGCCATCGCATGCCGTAGCCATGAAGATCCAGCCGGATCGTGATTACCTGGCGAATTGATTAGATGAACAACTTCGTATTTCTGAAGCATCATTCCAACAAGTGTTTCAAGTGATCGAATTGCAATCTGAACCACTTTGTCGTAACGAGAGTCGGCATCCAAAACGTGACCACTACTGGGAGTCAGTGGTAAAATACCGTCGGCGTGTAAGAAGTCACCCAGCTGTGACAGGATACCCACTTTCGCCGGCGGTGCCAACATCAGCGCAGCTTTGAACCACTCGATCAAAAACCCTTCTGCAATCTCCGTGTCCCAGTTCTCATCGAGAGTCTCAGGTGCCCAGGAGAACATGCCGAAATGGAAGTCGGTCAAAATGTGAAGGTTGGCTAATTTTGGATCTAATGTTTTGGATACGGCTTTGGAGAGTGTTGTCTTTTTGAGAGCCGGTACAGTTTTTGACATCTCGGCAATGATGAGTTCTGCGTCACGGATCATTTGTTCCGCAGTTTTGTTGGTTTTAACCCACTGAGCCCGAAGCTCAAGCTCACCGGTTTCTTCATTCGGGGTGTACAATGTTGACGCACCACTTAGCGGGAGGGCTTGGGGCTTAGTCAGATCATGATTGGCGTCCAGCCCGTATCGCTTTGCATTCGCCTTTATACGTTCGAGTCGACCGTATAAATTTCGCACTTCAATTTTGAGTTTTTTAGCAATGACTTCATTCGTATGCCCTTTAAGTACAAGCTCCAAAGCTTCCTTCTGGGCGGGTGTTCTTGCAAATTCTAAATGTGCTTCCGTAAATACATAATCCCGAGTTCTCATATATGACTACCGTAGTTGCTTATAAAGGTTTCCTGGCCCACGATTCACGTTCAAGTTACAACTCGGGGCATCTCGCAACCGATTATACGCATAAAAGTTATGTGAACGGTGATTTACTTCTAGCTTCTGCCGGAAGTATGGGTGAAATGCAGGCTTTCATGCGGGAAGACTTCACATTTCTCGACTGGGACAATCCTGCGTTTCCAAAGAAATGGCGTAAGAAGTATCTCAAGCACATTGAAGTTATGATGTTCAAGAAAGGGCATGATCGCTTTTTTGAAACAACTGATGGACTATTTCCCGAGGTGCGAAACATTAACGACGAAGTTGCAGCTGTTTCGGGGAGTGGTTCAAATTTCGCACATTCAGCTGTGCATACTTTATCCAAACACTCTACAATGACGCCACGACAGATTGTTAAAGCCAGCGTTGAGGCTGCGATCAAATTCGATCTACACTCGGGTGGCGATGTTTTAATTTATAACTTAAGGACGTTCAAATGCAGCAAATAATTATACACCAGGTTGAAAAGTATCTCGGCCCAAAAGTCGCAGCGTTGGTTGCTTCAGGCTTAACAGTATTCACACAAGTTCAATCCGAAATGAGTGCCCTGGCGACTGCCGGAGTTGAAACGTCATGGGTTGATGTTGTTAGTACCGCGCTTACCTCGGGTGACTTAGCGGCAATTCTACCGGCACCGCTTGTAGCTTTTGCCACCTTCTTTTTCCGCAAAGCCCGATACAATGGGCCTATGGCGAGGGCGCATACCGGCGTTACCTCCGGCACTCCTGTTAACGTTGATATTGATTTTGACGCGCCTCCGTTTAAAGACGATACGTCCGATACCGTCGACACTAAGGCTATGGGTATTGCGCTTGGCGATACGCAAGACAAGGTCGCGACAATGGAGGGGAACATTGCGTCTCTCGTTGAAACAGCTGAACACTTAATGAAGAAGACCAGTGACACGGCAACCACGGTTACTCGATTAACCAACATCTATAAGGTTGATCAGAACACTACGACTAACACGATTAGCGAATTATGGGATCGTGTTGAGAAGGTTGAAGAAATAACCGATCCGTTAGGTGACAATGTTAAGGTTGTTAATCCTGTCCCGCGTCCGGAAGACGATTCTGTTTACTTTGGTAACAAAGATTATCCGCGAAATCTGCGGAACAACAATCCTTTGAACATAGAAGCAACCGTTGGTAATCGAACTAAATGGAAGGGCGAGGTTGAACCCGACGGCAGATATGCGCGATACGAAACTCCAGAACACGGCATTCGCGCCGGACTGTATTTATTGAGAAAAGCCTATTTTACTAGGCATAAGCTGCAGACTGTGCATAGTATAATACACAGATGGGCTCCTCTGGGTGATAACAGTGACGCCAGTGTGGCCAACTATATTGCACATTGCTGCAATGCGTTGGACGTCACTCCGAAGGACTCTTTGCGCATCGATAAAGACGATGAGCAACTACTTGTTCTCTATAAGGCAATGGCCGAGTTTGAAGGTGGTACGCCATTACCATACACCGATGACACCTTCTACAAAGCCATCAAGTTAATATAAGGAATACGTTATGAAATTATTTAGAAACATAGCCTTTGGGTTATTATTTGTACTCTCACTGACGGGATGTACAACGGCCCAGCTTAGACAGGCTGAAACTGTAACGAACGTCGCGTTCCTTGCTAGCAACTACAAGTCAGTAGAAGTGGCTATTGCAGAGCTTCCGCTAAACGCAGGTGAACGAATCCTGGTGGATGAAGGGTTAGCGCAGTGGAACGTTCTGCGATCCGATCTTAGTTCACTGGTCAACGGTGATGTCAACACTGACAAAGTTTTGGACTACGCAACGGGGACAAGTATTTTGGTTCGAGTTGCCGAAAGCTATGATTTAACCAAGAGCGGTTTAAAACTCTATTGGGCGCGAACTAAAACAGAACCCAGTGAAGAGTTTTTGGACTTCAACCGGCGAGCTGTTAATTTAGCTGTTAGCATTCAAAACTATCTGGATGCAAATAAGAGCGTCAAGGCTGATGTGATTATTGAATTGGTTAAACAGGGATTACGAACTTACACCGCCGTGGCAACTGGAAATCCATTGTTGTTAGTTCCAAAGCCGAAGCCGCAAGGGAGTTCAATATGAATCCGGAAGTATCCGTAGCGGATACTCCCCGAGTGCAGGCTGAACCGGTTGTAGCAATCGGCGGGTCGGGTAAACGATTTATCCATGTGTCGCGAAACTACGACATACGCAAAAGTTTGGATGATCTCGGCGTTGAACAGCTCACCGCAGTTCCACTACCAGGTGTTACGCGATACGCTCAGCGAATTGGTGAAACGGATCAAGAATTCGAAAACCGAAAAGTGCGGAAGATTTCTCTGCAAAAGCTGTGCCACAACCCGTATCGCAAAAACCGACGATAACCTTTCTTAACGGTTTTCACTAAACAAGGCTCGCTTTTTTAAGCGGGCCTTTTTTATGTGATACAGTATACCAATGATATTAACTATCCCAAAAGTCAATCGACCTGTTGAGTTCACCAAAGCTCAGCCGTTGCTGCGCCCAGATGCACGGGGTGAGAAGTGGACGGTCGAAGAAGATTTCATATGGTATTTCGGCGAGAAGTATTCAGGTCGATTCATTATCGTGCCAAAAGGTTTTGTAACCGACCTGGCGTCCGTTCCAAAACCCTTAAGGTTAATCGTGTCCCACACAACGGCACCGGCTTCGAGTGTGGTTCACGATTATAACTATCGATACCCAAGCATATACAATTTTGTAGGTAGAGATGGTAATGGTGATGCGACTCACACCCTTGAAAGTTTAACCAGGAAACAAATCGATCAAAATTATCGGGATATGTTGATTGTACTGGACACCCCTAAGTGGAAAGCGAACACCATGTACTACGGCGTTCGAGCCGGTGGATGGCGTCCGTATAACAAATACAGAAAAGCTGATCGGCTTGCTGCCTGATCATGTTATATTGGAGATAGTTGTTGAGCGATCATAAACAAACTGCGGTTAGTCGTGACGAACTGTTGGCTATGCTTCCTGATTTGGACGTAGTCGAAGTCGTAGACACGCTTCCGGAACCAAGTGAATCTCGCGAAGAACAACTGGAAACGATGAGAGCGCTCGTGCAAAAGCATGAGGACGAGACTTTACATCAAGTTGAGGCTCCAGACCTTGAACGGACTCTGGAATCCCTCCGCTCGATTCGTGACTCCAACATTCAAGATTTATTCTATATCGATGAACACGGCCATGAGCGCAATCATCGAATTAGTGATCTCCCCGAGAGCGTAGCAAAATCCATATCTTCTGTTAAAGTCACGCAAGTTAAACCTGCGCGACTAAAGCCAGGTAGCACCGAAACACTTTACGATGCTGACGGTGAAGAGGTAATGGTTGTTGAGCAAACAACTCAGATAGAGATTAAGTTCTGGGATAAAAACAACGCCAACGATAAGCTTATGCGATACCACGGCGCTTATAAGAAAGATAACGAACAGGTTCAACCAACAACCGGCGAGGATATGTTAACCCTCCTGGTGGATATGGCAGGAGCTGCTGGCCTCCCTCAACCTGAAAACAATGACGCATAACTGCGTCATTGCGTACCCCAATTGGAGTTAACGCGTGACTAACGAATCATTACTCGCACCTCCTCGTGCAAAGCAACCTTTTACAGTGGATGGTGTTCGACATCAACCACCCGAGCCCGTTCCCCTTAAGAAGCAAAACTTAGCGGATCCGATGTGGCGATTGAATAACCTGTACAACATCGTTAACGAAGACGGTGAGATGGTTAGATTCAAGCTTCGCCCAATTCAAGAACACTTTCTTAAAAATATGTGGTTCCGCAATGTTGTTCTTAAGTCTCGACAGCACGGATTCACTACGCTCATAGACCTTTGGGCTCTTGACAAGGCTTTGTTTATACCAAACACCAAGGCTGTGATAATTGCGCATAGAAAAGATGATGCGGCCGCAATACTTGAGACTAAGGCCGAGCTTCCTTATCTAAATCTACACCCGCAATTGCGTAAGCTTTTACCGTTAACTGATCTGAACAAAACGACAATGAAGTTCGCTAACGGTTCCTCGGTATCGGTAACCACGTCAGGTCGATCAGGTACATCGCAGATACTGCATGTATCTGAATTGGGTTTCACCAGTCGACATCGTCCAGATGTTGCAGCTGAAATTGTAAACGGTTCGTTTCCAGCTGTTCACCAAAAAGGTTATATTTTTGTTGAATCAACGGCCGAGGGATCAAGCGGAGCTTTCTTCGACCTTTGCCAAAACTCTGAAAACAAAAAGATCGAAAAGCGTAAGCTAACACCAATTGATTTTAAGTTTCACTTTTACTCTTGGTTTGATAAGCCAGGTAATTCACTTCCGGAAGATCAAGCACGTCTTGTTGTTATACCCGAGCGTTTAGTTAAATACTTTGATGAACTGGAAATAGAATGTAACGTTAAGCTTAGTATTGGTCAACGGGCATGGTACACAGCGCAGGAAGATGTGTTTCAGGATAAGATGAAGCAGGAACATCCCTCTACACCTAAAGAAGCGTTTGATAATTCGGGTGAAGGTCAATACTTTAAGATGCAAATGACTCGACTGCGAGAAGAAGGTCGACTCACTGAAGTGCCGCACATACGTGGACGCTTAGTTCATACCTTTTGGGATATCGGTGTCAACGATGAGACAGCTGTTATCTTTGCGCAGAACGTTGGTAATAAGTGGAACGTTATCGATTACTACGAAGAAACTGATCGCGGCTTAGATTGGCACGTTGAACATACTCGCGACATCGCGCAAGAGAAGGGATACCTTCTTGGTGACTGGGTTGGCCCGCATGATTTAAAACAGCGTCAAGCCGGTAATGCAAAACAGCTATGGACGGTCGCGGCTGACTTGGGTGTTAAATTTATCATTGTTCCGAAAGTTAATCACAAGATAACTTCGATACAGGTCACGCGTGGAATGTTTAGCTCGTTGCAAATCGATGAAGGACTTGAACTTTTAATCAAACATCTCGACAATTATAAGAAAGAATGGGATAAGATACGTGGCACCTGGCGTGATAAACCCCTTCACGATAGAGCTTCAAACGCAGCCGATGCGTTACAGCAATGGGGAATGTATTTAGACCAAGCCCTGCAGACTGCAGAACAAAACGCAATGGCTCGCCGCGATCCTCGAAAAGCTAACGCGACCATGGCAAAAGATGATCCAACCGGTTTTAAGAATCGGGGTCGATCCGGAATGAGTGGATACCTATGACAACTGTACTTCAACAAAATTTGGGCCAAGATGAGATTGTGAATAGTATCTCAAATCTTTTATCACGGTTCGCTCATAAGGGTTGTGATGCCCTTCGCATAAAACGAAACAGGTCTCGATTGTACAAAGACACCGGTGTTATGCATGATCTTAACTACAAAGGTCAGGAAAACATAATCGTGTTCTCTTTTTTCTTACCCAGGGTATCGAAAAATGGCAAACCGGTCGCTGTTGGTGTACGATTCGACATTGATGAATTTAATACGGTTCCAGACGAGTATGTCCTAAACATGGTCAACACCCTTAAACTTGGGATCAAGAAAGCCAATGAACAAGCAGACCGGTTGAAATCGGTCGCAAGTTAACTGTGGTACACTTCCTCGGAGACTCTCACTACCTCCGAGGAAAACTACGTGCTCGGCATTAAAACACCACAACAAGCAACCGATCACCTCGATACCTTAGAGGATCAACGCAACCCTGCGATTGATCTATCAGACCAAATGACTTTTGTGCACGGCATCAACGCCAGGGTGCACACCGCATGGCAAGCCGCTCGCAGTAATAAAACCAAGGTTGAGAGCAACATGCTCGAATGCCTTCGCGAACGCAAAGGCGAATACGCTCCTGCGGATCTGGCTCGCATACGTGAGGCCGGTGGTTCTGAGATATACATCAAACTGCCAACATCAAAAATTCGTGCAGGTATCGCGCACATAAAATCAATTCTGTTACCGGCCGGTGAACACGCCCACGGTATCGCTCCTACCAAAAACCCAAATCTTCCAAAGTGGATGGAAGATATGATCATGGATCGGATCAGTGCTAACCCCAATATGGTTGACGACGATGGGCAACCGGTGGATCCGGTTGATCAAGCAGAGATGCTTGAAAAGATGGCAGTACAGGCGCTGACGAAACGCGCCAAGCTTGCAGCACGGGGAATGGATCGTCACATAAACGATCAGTTGGATGAGGGTGGTTGGCGTGAAGCGTTAAGCGATTTCATTGATGACTTCTGCACTTATCCTGCAGCCTTCATGAAAGGCCCGATTAAAATGAGCAAGGCTCGTATTTCGCATGAGCTTTCCAGCGACGGCCAATACCGACCAACCACAATTACTGAAGTAATCGATACGTTCAGCACAATAAATCCGTTTGATGCTTATCCAGCCCCTGGTGTTGATTCAGTTCATAAGGGTGACTTTATTGAACGCTTGCGTTTATCGCGAGGTGATCTTTATGCAATGAAGGGTTTAGGTGACGGCTACAACGATGACAATATTGATGCCGCTATTGCTGACTATGGTTTAAAGAAATTAGACAATTGGTTGTGGACAGATTCTGTTCGACAAGGCATTGCTGATCACCAATACTTTTGGCATAAGAGCACAACCGAAATTGATGGTTTGCATTGGTATGGTCGGGCGACCGGTATTGAGCTTCTTGAACAGGGCGTTGATCCTGATCTGGTTCCGGACGCTTTGGCTGAATACGATGTTGACGCTATCATTGTTGGCCCTCACGTAATCAAAGTCTCGTTAAACACCGACAAGCTTTATCGTCGACCCATAAATAGCTCATGCTATGAGAAGATACCTGGTTCTGTTTTTGGTAACAGCCCCTCTATGCTTATGCGTTCAACAACGCAGATGGTTAATGGTACTGCTCGTTCGCTGCAAAACAACCTGGCCCACGCGTCAGGTTTTCAAGTTGAAATTGATTACACGCGTCTTAGCGCGGAAACAGATCCGTTCGATATACACCCCTTCAAAGTTTGGCAGGCTCGTGAGTCAGACCAGTCAGGTGATCGACCTGGCGTAAGATTCTTCCAGCCTAGTTCCAATGCCGATGAGTTGTTGGCCGTAATGGATAAGTTTAAAGCCATGGCTGACAGTGACACCGGCATACCTGAATTCCTGCACGGTGGTCAAGGGGGTGGCGAGGGTGCTGACGCAACAGCTCGCGGTCGTGCAATGCTAATGGATCAATCTGCGAAGCTGTTGCGGTCTTCTATAAATAACATTGATGAGGATGTTGTTACTCGTATATTAGAAATGATGTATGACGATAATATGCTTAACCCAGATGTCGATCCTGCGATTAAGGGCGACTCTCAAATTGTTGCTAAAGGCGCTAACGCGATGTTGCAACGCGAAGGTGCTCGTCAACAGCACATGGCTCTACTTGAACTCACTAACAACGAAACTGATATGCAGCTTATCGGCCTTGAGGGTCGCGGTAGCATTATGCGTTCCATGATCGATACGTACGAAGAGATCGACACCGATTCAGTAATGCCTACCGACGAGGAGCTTGAATCACGTATTGCTGAAATGCAAAACGCACCTCCTCCACCAGATCCTGCTCAAATCAAAGCTGAAGCAGATATGGCTATTGCTGAAATGGATCAGCAAACTAAAGCTGCGGAGATTGAAGCAAACAAAGAGCACAAGCTAAACGAATTGGCAAGCGCTCGCATGCTTAAGCAGATGGAAATGGAACAGCAAAATAAAGAAGCTGAGATCCGTACCAATGAAACTGTGCAGAATGAAATTGTTCGCACTCGCGCTCAACGTCTGTCTGCACGAGAAGCGATGGAAGTTGACATCATGAAAGCTAAGCTTAAAGCTGAGGCTGACGCTCGATTGAAGATTGCTCAAATGAAAATGCAACATAAGACTGCAATGGAACAGGCAAAGCTGTCTGCCCAAAGTGAGTCTGACCGCGCTGCTGCAAACGAAGACAACTTCGGCGAAGATCAAATTCGATCTATCGTTAATGAAGCTGTGGCCGAGCATGTGGAAACACTTAAGGGTGAGACCACTAAGATAATGGAAATGTTGGGTAATCAACTAACAAGTGAGGAAAGCGCTCACACCACTGGTCTTAATGAAATTGTCGTAAACGTTAACCAAGGCTCTAAAAGCATTGAGGTTGAACGAACAGCAAGTGGTGGTTTGTCTGGTAAAATAACTCAAAATGAGGACTAGACTATGAGTGGACGCGGTTCAGCCACGGGACTTACCGAAGAGGATATCGTTGAAGTAGTAGGGGAAGGCGTATCTTCTTTGTTCGATGCCGATAACGATACAGGTGTGCGACTTGAAAGCGCGGTAGGTGCTGACGAAGACGTTATTGAATTTGTTGTTAACGGCGAAGTTGTGGGTACGTTTTCGGACGGTACTCTTTCGATTAACGATAACGACACTCCTAACGGTTTTCCTCGTATACTTTTCGGCAACTCTGCCCCTGGTGGCAACTTCGCAACCATAGGTCATAATAACGGCGCTTTATTTTTAAGCGGAGCCGGTTCAGGAACACCTCAAATGTTACTGAACGATGGCGATACAATTGACGTTATTTCGTTTACCACCTTTCAAGATAATACTGAATTCCAAGACAGCTCTGTTTATGTAAACGGCGCTGATATTGTTATGGGGCCAGGTTCCGTTGTTGAAGCTGATGTTGGTTCATTGGCCGAGCCTTCGGTTGCGGTTGGTGATGATAACTCGGGGCTTTATTCCCCTGGTAACAATCAGCTCGGACTGGTCGCGGGTGGTAACGAGATAATTCGCATCGAAGGTGTGGGCGGCGGGTACAGTGCTGTTTTTGATTTAGGCAATGACGGCATCGCAACTCTTGGAAACGTCAACGACGCATGCGTGTTTAAAACCGTTAACAGTACCGGTAAAGATTGGTGCAATCATCAAATCGGAACTTCAGGTAGTGCATTTATCGCTCTTAAGAAATCAGGAGGTGCCATAGGTGCCACAACTCCTCTTTCGGATGGAAGCAAGATCGGTGCTGTTGGATTTATTGCCGACAACGGTGAGCCCGATCCCGCACCTCCTGGTAGCCCAGGATATGTAGGCGCTGAACTACAAGCATTTGCAGTGGGAACTCAGGATGCCGACGAAGGCGGTGCCGAGATGCGAGCCGTTGTAACCGAGCAGGGAACTCAGACACCGATAACCTCCCAGATATGGACAGACGACGGTGACATAATCTTACCGGAGTATCCTGAAACGCGTAAGGATGGTCTGACATCAAAAGCTTTATACACTGGGCCTAACGGCGAAGTTCTACATGATTCAATTCGGCAACTTATGTCGTTTCGCCAGAGTGGTAGAATTTATAAGTACAACGACGAGCGCTGGATTTGTGTTCACGACGATCTGTACAACGATAATTATTATCAGATGGTTGAAAATGCCAACACAGGTACTGACCCACTTCTCGAATGGGAGCACCAAGGAATCATGGTATCCCCTGGTGATACTTTCAAACGATTCATGATGCATATGCGAACAAACAACGCGGGCCAGGTTCCCGATATTGAAATCGCTATGTACTTTCGTAAAGCTTTAACACAGGATGCATACTTTACAACCGGTGTTGATAACGATAATGAAATGGACAACACGGAGATATTCCGTACAACATTTCGCGGTGACACAGGTAATCTATGGGATCAGCCAAATCCAACGGGCGGTAACACACAGGATCACTTCCGTCGAACAGCATCAATGGATTACACGTTTGATGACTACGGCTTTTTAACAATGTATGTTAAGAACACGGGCAACGCTACAGCTACTCGTTACGTTTACGGAACATGGCAGCACGATATAATGTCGGGCTACGACTTCGGATAATAATTATGAAAAACTTTAAAGTCAAAGCTCTTAAAGATTTAGAACTGGAATTGGACGGTGAAATTGTTGAACTGTCTGAAGATCAAAGTGTGGATCTTATTGCCGGTGAAGCATGGCCAACTAGTCGTATAAACGAATTCGAATCTTTGTTCGAAGCAATCGACTCCGGTAACGTTGTTCGGGAATTAGTTGAGGGTGAGCTTCGAATACATAAGTATTTACGACCAGGTCAACCCGTAACGGGTGTCGACTTTAGCATACTCAGTCTTCGTAAGAAGTCTCCGAGTTATGACCGTGGAAGAAAGCTAAGTGCCTTATATATGAACGACGTTGACGAAGTTGTCGTAAGTAAAACGTTTGAGGATTTAAGATCTGAAGAGGACGGCTCTCTTATGGGAATCGTTATTCGTTTTGATTGGTTTAAGACTGATGGCAGCGTGGGTATAACAAAGACTGAGGTTGCCAAGGAATTTAATAAGTACGAAGCCCAAACTGAAAACCGAAAGCGTCGTGAGAGAACTATCGATTATCTTATTGCCGGAACTAAAGGCACACCCATTGAGCAATTCATGAGTATGATATTCGATCACTACGCTGACCAGATCCAAAAGTTTAAAGACAAAGGAACTGACGACCTGGCGAGTGCTATACTCTCCGAAGAGAACCCCCAAATCAACGGAATTTTAGGCATCAAGTTACCGCGAGCTGACGGATCGTTTGTTACAGTTCAAGACTCGATGCTTTATCAAGTGAGCGCATAATGGCACGTAACGTATTAGAGTTTCCAAGCAACAACGATGGCCCCGCACACGAAATCAGAATATTCGATAACGCGGGTGCGCAAGTCGGCGCGGTGGTCGCTGCCACCCATAGTGGAGCTGGTACTTATAATTATTTTGCTACTGTACCAGCTTCGCTGCCTACTGGTTGGTACGCTTACAACGGTTATCGAAGCAGCAACGGTCGCTTACGAGCGAGCGGTGATTTTTATTGGGACAACACTACGCAGTGCATCATTGACACTGAAGAAGTGGAACTTGATACTGCCGCTGTGGAAACTGCTGTGGGTAATGCGCTTACGGCATATGGCGCAGCAACTAGCACTGATGTTGCAAACTCTACTGCTGCAATACTTGCTGCAACCCCTACAGCAGCTGCAATTGCAGTTGCTGTTGAAGCTGCGATCATTAACGATGCTGATGGCCAAACAGCACTGGCGGCAATCGCGCAATCGGTTGAAGCGGCAATCGGTAACGAAGCAGACGGCAATGCTACAATCGCTGCGTTCCAAGGGGCTGTAACTGCGGCATTAAACGCATACGATCCTCCGACGTTTGCTGAGCTTGACGCGTGTTGCACTAACATTCAGAACGATATCGCGGCTCTTGCAAATTTAGGCCCAGCCGATATCGCGCTGGCCTTAACCAATTACGGCGCAGCAACTACCGGTGACGTCAACGCTGCTGCAGGGTTAACGCCTGGACAGTCTGCTATACTGACTTTAATCAGAGACCTTTTAGAGGCTGACGAAGTGTATAGTGCAACAGGCGGTGTCGGAACCGTTCAAAAGTTTATAAAAGGTACGACAACTGTTATTGCTGACAAGACCGTGGCAACAACTACGCCTTGCGATATAAACACGAGCATAACGGAGACTCCGTAATGTCTTATATGTACGTTCATTTTGATTGTTGTGATTCCAACGGTTGTGGGGATGCTACAATGAGCAAGCAAGATCAAATTCTTGCAAACCAAGCACTACTGTTGGCCGCGTTGGCCGACGTGCAAACAACGGTTGATGATATTGATGTCAATGTTGACCAGATCGAAACCGTTATTCTTAATCCGATTATTTGTTAACACCAGGAGTTAAAGCTATGTCTTGCGGATCCCAACACGAATTTCAACTCGGCACTACGGGCATGATCCCGATTACAGTGCTGTCCAACGCGAACGGAGTTGCCGTCGACGCTGACGCGCTACCAACAATCACAGCTATTCGAAAAGCTGCTGCCGGTGCCGCCCCTGCGGGTATCGACGAAACTGATGCTACATTGGCTGCTGCCATTGTTCAAGCTCAAGACGATACACCGGCTGCTATTACCGGCCAGTACGAGCTTCAGTTCAACACAGCTGCTTGCGAAGCGGGCGACACTTTGACTTTTTATGTTGAAGCCGTGGTTAACGGAGTTACCGTTCGAACCACTAAATCAGCGTTCATCAAAGATGCACCAACAGAACGACCAGTAATCTGCTAATAAGATGAACCTCGCTCCTGGTGGATTAGGTGTTGTAAGCTTCAACGTTTCGCTTGGCAGTAGTGCAAGCGGCGTTGGAGCTTTCACCGCTTCAATATTTCGCAACGGTATACTCACAACAATAGTGCCAACGATATCTTCGGATGTCACCGGCCACTATACGGTGAGTTTTCCGGTGCCCGCCAATTGGGTTGAGTTCGATATTGTTGAGGCCAGATCCGAGCTGACATACGGCACGGGGCCGCAAGTATTGCGTTGCACCAAAACTGTGGGTGTAGTCACACTTACACCACAAAATGTACAATTCCTAACCGATCTCAGTTTGGCCGACCAGGTCAAGGTTGGAAACGAGATCGTCTACTATTTGAAGGGCTCGGGTCAAACCGTGGAACTTCATCGCCAAAACATCAACGGCTCTACGTGCGTTGAAGATGTGAGTTTAACCTCATGATACTGGGCTCACTGCAGCTCGGTAGCATCAAAACTTATTCGGGGCTCAATATCCTGGGCCTATGCTGCTGTGACAAGGATGAAGACGGTGGCGGTTCTCAGTTCCCTGAGTCTGTGAACCCATTCATGAAACTCAGACCTGTACCAGGTCTCGAATCAGAAAACACGTCAGAAAGCTATGATACACTCTCCGACGTAGATCACGGACAAGAACAAATTTCTTCGAAAGTGATGATGAACGTTACCCGCATTGCCGGCACCGACCCACGCTATAAGGTCGATCCCAAGAAGCTTGCGGAGTACAAACAAATTTTACAGGATGAAGAGGACGCTTTCCTACTCACCCTGATCGCGTTGGATGATGGAGATCGATATGTCGTCAGAACGAGAGAAGATTATTAAGGAAGCCCAGGACGCATTGAAAATGCTTTCTGGGCCTTCATTAAATGCGGTCATTCGATACTTCGAAATGGCGCAAGAAGACGAGGCTATAGCGTGTACCAAGCCGCGTGAACGAGACGATACGTGTCGTGCACAAGGTGGTTTCAGAGCTATAACCGATGTGGTTGGGATGCTTAAGGGTGAGCTACCATTCGCAAGGTCGGAGAAAAACCGACAGAAACAATAAGGAGGTTTGCCTGATTCAATAATTGCCTCGACGCGTAACCAGCGATGTCGACACTCAATTACGATGACGGGAAACAACGAGGCAATTCCAAGCCTCCAACTCCTAAACCGATACCCCCGAAGCAGCTTGGTCGCTGTGGAGGGCTCGTAGATGTTTAGCTTGAAATAGGAAAACCCCGATGACAAATGTACCAGACGCGACAAAGGCGAAAGGCGATGAAGCCCGAGCACTTTTAGCAAAAATGAACGGCACGAAAGAAACACCGGCAGATGAGTTTGTCGATGTGACTGCAACGCAAGGCGCTACTGAAACTGTAGCGGATAACCCTGGCGAAAACAGTGACGCGGCGAACAAATCCAACGAACAGCAGTTGGCCCCTGATGCGTCAGGCTCACCAGCTGCAGCAGAGCAAGGCGGTTTGGCAGATCGCAACCAACCGGTTGATCCGTCAGATTGGAAGGAGCGCTACACGCGACTCCGTGCAACTCGCGATGAGAAGTTAACGCAAGCTGAGAATGAGCTGGCTGCAACTAAACAAAGCCTTGCACACGCTGAAGCTCGCGTTGCAGAGTTAGAAGCAGGCGCTAAGGCCAATGAGCCTAACCCGCATGCTTTCGAACTCACCGATGAGCAGCGCGAAGAGATGACTGAAAACGAGATTGCTGTTTTCGAAAATCTTGCCGCGAAGATGTCCGGACGCATTGAACAGGTCGAGCAGACTGTAGCCCAGAAGGCCACAAACGTGCGAGATCTGTACTACGAAGATCTGGATGCATTGGTTCCAACTTGGGAATCGATAAACAAGAACCAGGACTTTTTGAACTGGCTACTTGAAGTCGATCCGGCGACTGGTGTTAAACGCCAGATCACTTTGGAATCATTGGATTCATTGAATCGAGCTGAGGATGTTGCTGCTATTTTTCGAAGCTTTTTAAATGCTGGTACGGCATCGGATGCTGCTGCAGCTGCGGCGGCAACAAGCACGACAAACGGGTCGCAACCCGCTGGGCAAGCTGCCAATTATGGCAGTTCCAGGGCTGATCTCCATACCGGAGGTGGTGCCCAGGATGAGCCGGTAATTGTTAGCGCACATGCTTTTAAACAGTTCTACACAGATCTGGGTAAAGCAAAGCGCAACGGTAATTACCGTAAGCAAAAAGCTCAGTGGGATGCGAAAAAGAAAGAGTTTGACGACGCCTCACGCGAAGGCAGGATTCGATAATCCTCCCGCTGGTGGCTGAGTCTTTTTTAAAGGAAATTTAGTAACATGGCACTTTTAAATCGTTCAGCTACCGGCGGTGTCGGCGGCGGTCAGTACCCATCATACGCTTCAGACAGCACAAATAAGTGGATCCCACAAATTTGGTCTGGACTGATGGTCGAGAAGTTTTACCCAGCTACTGTAGTTGGTGACTTTGCTAACACCGATTACCAGGGCGAAATCTCCGGTTACGGCGACAGCGTTGTTATTCGTACCACTCCTGATATCAGCATCGTCGAGTACGAAGTTGGTATGGATCTGGATTACGAAAACCCAGAATCGCCAAGCACGTTGCTTGAAATCAATCGCGGTTTCAGCTTCAGCTTCGCAATCGAAAGCGTTGATAAATACCAGTCTGATATCGATCTGATTTCTGATTGGTCTGAAGATGCGTCTCACCAACTTGCAACTCGCGTTGATCGTCAGATCCTTGCAGGCGACGGTGTTAACCCAGGTATCTATGCTGATGCTGCTCCTGAAAACCAGGGCGCAACTGCAGGTAAGATTTCGCAAGATATCAACTTGGGTGTTGCCGGCGCTCCACGCGTTGTAACTAAAGCTGACGTACTTGATTGGATCGTTGACCTTGGTGTTGTTCTTGATGAGCAGGACGTTCCTGAAACGGATCGTTGCCTTATCTTGCCAGCTAAGTTCACTGGCCTGATCAAGAAGTCTGATCTGCGTGATGCAAGCATCGCCGGTGACGACACTTCAATCGTCCGTAACGGCCGTTTGGGTATGATCGACCGATTCATGCTTTACGGTTCAAACCTTCTGGGTGTTGATCAAGCCACTGGCGAGTACAACATCATAGCTGCGCATAAGTCTGCATTGACTTTCGCTGCTCAGATGGATGACGAGAAGCTTGTACACATGCTTAACCCTAAGAAGCACGGTGAACTTATCCGTGGTTTGATGGTATATGGTTACGAAGTAATCAAAGAAGAGTCACTGGTTTGGTCTGTAGCGCAAGCTGCGTAAACCACGCGCTTTAAGTAGTACCGATTGGGGAGCCTAGTGCTCCCCTTTTGGGTGAAAGACCCCGTAATTCAAATTGAGGAAATTCACTATGGCCGATGGCTACCCAAAAACCCGCACAGCTGTCAAAAAGCTAGGTGCATCCACGTTTACTCTCCTTTCAGCTGATAATGCCAAGAAGCCGCTTCGACGCGGTGATATGGTTAAGATCACTGTTGTTCAAGAAGCCAAAGGCGCACCCTTTAAAGAAGTTGGCGCTGAAGATTCTGTTGACCAGGTTGTAGGTTCAAAAGACCTTAAAGCAATTTGTCGCATGATCGCAACTCTTGAATCAAACAAAACTTTACTTGTCGAAGCTGCGCTACGTTTACCAAACGGTGCGGAAGTTTTAGAACAAGGTGGTTTTTATGACAGTGCTGCGGCAGCTGAAAATACTGTCGCAGACACTGAAGACGATTTTGTCGGTTTTGACGAAAACGCAGGCGGCTTGGCCGACTCCGTCGAAGGTCTTGATGAAGTTGAATTGTCACCAGGTGACGATCCTTCCAAAGCCGTAGTTCCAGGTGCACCTGGCGCTGAAAATGATTCTGTTGACACTAGCGAAATCTAATGACTGTACAAGCCTTTATCGACGAAATATCTCGACGTCTCCGCGATGACAACCCCGACAAGGATTGTCGTCAATGGGACGAAGGCTTTCTTATCAATGCCCTGAACGCTTCGTTCGGGGCATTGTGCCATGTAAAGCCTGATGCCTTCACTGTGTGCAGAGACATAACTCTTGTAGAAGGCCACGCCCAAACAATTGATCCAGATCTTCATCGGATCATAGAAATTCTTTACAACGTTTGTCCGACGACAGGCGTTGCCAAACGCGCAATAACTAAAGTTGATCGAAGCGTTCTCGATACTGCCTATCCGCATTGGAGACAAGACGCACCTCGCGGTTACGTTCGACACTACATGCGCAACGATATAACTCAATCAAAGTTTGACATATGGCCTCCCGCTGAAAACGGTCGAGGCCCAGAGCCTGTTGAGCCTGCTGTACTTCCGGATCCAGGCCCAGTGCAGACAGAGTTTCCGGATAGCGTTAATCCCTATACTCCACGTCAGGTTGTTTTAACTCGCGATACGGATTACATTGCAAACGGTGGCTTCACTGTAGGTAATGACAACTACTGGGATTTTGAAGCTACTGATGGGCTAGGCGAAATAAACTTCGGCGATATGATTGTTATCGATTGCAGTAATTTTGTTGACGTTAACGGTAGTACATTTCGAATTTTTGGCCAAGCTAATTCCACTTTGTTCAACCCTGGTGGACTCGGCGGTATAAATCAAGTGCCATTGCGTAACTTTGATTTTTATGACGAGATCAATCTCAGTAACATCGCTTCGACCACATTGCTTCTTGAAGACATCGAAGCGGCTGTTGCTGCGGGTACTCCGTTCATAGCCTATAACATAGGTCTTGAGGGTAGCGGCGGTCAGATGACTGCTATGTCGGGCTGGATGGCAAGTGCTGACGATTTACCGGATTCGTATTTGACTAACCCGAGTAACCTTACTAACACTTCGTCAAGTGAGACACGGGTAATTCCAGGTAGCACGGGTAACCCTGTTGGTTCAGTTCAGACCCAGGCGTTTAACGATACACTCACTGGCCTTAATTCATATTCGTATGTGAACATAAGACCTTCTGCCGGAATGAACGAAAACAATACCACGAGCTTTACTTCGTTCGATGGAACCCTTACGTGGGATGTTGATTGGGGTGAGTATCAAGCTCAGCAGTCAACTGAGAGTACGTACTCCCTCGCGTTTTCAGCACCAGGTACTTTTCAGATCGGTCGTCAGGCTGAGCCAGGTGTGCCAGGTGAAATTAAATACATCCGTCAACCAGGTCGGTACGCTTATCATGTAGCTCCGATTAGTCTTCGCAACGCAACGGCTGATCCAACTACGCAGGAAGAAGTTGATGCGTATTTGGCATCGGTTGCTGCCTTCGACGCGTGGGTCATTGCGCATGCTGCTTGGACAGTGGCGACTCAAGCTGGGATAGTTCACGGTGAGTTTACAAAGACACCTTGCGTTCTAACCGAGGAGCCCGCTGAACGTCTTGAAGGCGATGTACTCATCACTGAAGCTATGCCGTTCGACAAAGCTTACTTCTTACCTTTATCGGAATTCGCGCTCTACTACGCGTACGCGGTGGACGACGACGTTACGGCAAACAGTGGTCGCGCACAGCGACACTGGTTGGCCTTCTTCCAATTGATGAATAAGCGAGAAGACGCAGATCTTATCGTTGAAGCAACTCAAGAGAAAAGTGAATAATGACGACTCATAATCTGATACCGATTGATGACTTTCTCCCAGACGTTGAACCCGAGCTGAAGAAATGTCCGGTTCCGGTTATTGAGCGACGTTTGCGCGAAGCAATGATCGAAGCCTGTGAACGTGCAAACATATGGCGTTGGGAACATCCCGAGATACCCGTTACTGCGGGTCTTGTAGATTACTGCTTTACTGGGCCAACGGCTGAAAGCGAAGTTCATAGCGTTCTTAAGGTTGATCATAACGGTCGTGAAATATTTAATGCCGCGCAACAGAATTGTCCAACCACAGGATTCCATGTGGTTGATCGCGGTCGCATTAGACTTACTCGCGAACCCAAACGAAGCTCCTCCCCGTTTAGAGCTATAAACGCTCCGGAGATAACGTTGATCGAGCCTGTCGACCCTGGAGCAGTTCAGGATGGTTTTAACGCTTCGTTTCCGCGTTTAGATGTGACGGTTGTCGACGCCAGTGATTTAGTAATTACGACTAATCCCGATGTTGCTACCATAAACATACCTGCAAGTCCTGTCGGCGGTTTAATTACATTAGACTTTTCGAACCTAGATCTGACAGGCGTTACTGATATTCGCAATGTGTTTCTTGCAAGAACGGATGCGTCGGGGTCGGGTTATCTAACGCTTAACGAAGCGTTGAATAATGATCTCGTTGTGGATAATAGCGGTAGCGCTGGAACAACTGGGTTCATAAGAATTGGCGACATACGAGCAGCCCAGGATGCGGGTACTCCGTTTATAACAGTTCTATACAG